TCATAAAAAAGAGTATAATGTAAATTTCTCTCGTAAAAATGTTCTCCCTTTTTGAAAAAACCATTGAGTTCAGATTCTTTTCTAAACAAAACATTTGTGTGATTTTTGAACTCTGTTTTGGTAATATATTCCAAATTTACATTCTGTCCAAAATCTCTCATCCTTTTTTCAATCTCATCACGATTATAATCGGTGAACAATCGTGGTAATTTGTCAACCCTTACAGACTTTAAAGACCCAAACATAAACCCATCACTGTCACCAGTTGTTGTGTAAAGAATTGAGTCATAATTTTCTAATAACTCATTGTGTTGTTTTAAAATTTCTAAATCAAGGACCTCACAATCATACTCAATGTGATGTATATTTTTATATCCAAAATTGATTGCAATTTGTGATGCGATTGAAAACATTCTGTAGATTGCAAACCCATAAAAGTTTTTTATGAAAAAAATGGATTTTATGATTTTGTCACCAAAAGAAAAAAAGAAACCAGGAGGTAATAAATCTACGTCCTCAGAAGTATCATTCAAATAGTCGTAGAAATAAAAATTACATTTTTTTTGAATATGAAAAGGAATATGAGTGTGAGATAATAAGGCAATGTGATATCCACTTTTTGAAACAGAATCAATACACCTCTCAAGAGCTCTTTCTTGTTCTTCCGATGGACAATGAGCCGTTATAAAAATCAAATCTTTCATTCAATAAAAAATAACAAAATAAAAAATTCTGTAAATAAAAAACCCCCACTTTATGTGAGGGTCTTTTTTTAGATGGTGTATTCATCAACTAACTCAACAATAGAACGTAAGGTTGGTTTAACCAAAACATGGTCTTTTTGAGAGTGACCACCTAAACGAATCAGGTTGTCAAAAAGTTTTTGGTTAGTCTCATACATACCCATCAAACCATACTTCTTGAGGGGTTTATCAACATTACCGTAATCTTCTTTCTCCATAGTTCTCATAGTTACTGTTGAGATAACTTTAGACAACAACTCCATGTAATTATACATACTATCGTAAATAGTCTCGCCACTCATGTACTTGGACGATTTGTTGTTTTCTTTAAGATACATCCAAAATTCCATAAGTGAAAGAATAAACAAACGTTGCATCACAGCTTTTTGACCTACACCAACCATCTCACGAGCCAGTTCCACTTTACGAACATTATTGTTTTTATCACCAAACTTACCACTAAAAACCTTACCCAAACGGGTTCTCATAAAGTCGATGAAACCGAAAGCATTTGGTTGAACAGGAATCTCATCATCATAAACAGCATCGAGTAAGTTTTCAGCCACTTTTTGGATACCAAGACCCCACTTAACTTTTTCATCAAAACCTAACATGGAACGTACCAACAGGTCGTTAAAGGTTCGTGTCACTTCTTCGTCATTGGTTGAACCATCCTCTTCCAAGTTGTATCCAAATGCACTCATGATAGCTGGGTAAGTCTCAACATATCCACGGGACTTGATGTTATACTCATCTCGAGAACCCCAAATCTGATGGATGGGTTGTACAGGTTTTTGTTGTAAGTTCAACTTGTTAAATTTACTCCTAACCATCTCAATAACTTTAGTCTCATCGTAGTCTTCAGAGTTGTAAGTCAACGTAATATCGTCTTCGATACACTTGAACACTATCTTACTAATTACTTTGAGGTCAAAGGTTAGTTTTTTTATCTCTTTTCTTACATTATGCGGTAAGTTTTCAAATTTTACCACCGGTACGTTTTTGTTGGTTCCAATCGCTTTCAAGAGTTTATTACATTCAAGTTGTAAACTCTCATCGACTTTTTGTTGGTGCCCTCGGATAATTTCGGGAAGATAGTAAGCCCAAAATTTAGCCGCTTGTTGACCAGAAAGTGTCAATTTACTATTTATAAACTTACGGATAATATCAACTCGTTGACCACCATCTACAAGCTCTTGTTGATAACGGTTTTCAGGTTGATAAAGTACGATAGTTCCAACTCGTTCTCCACACAAAAAGTCAAGAAGAATTCCTTTTTGAACTTTAGGCGAGTGTTGGCCCGCAGGACGTTGATATGCAGGTTTCGGATTTACAAGACCATCTGACTTATAGTCATCAATGATAGTAGTCACTGATACTTCTTTACCAGCATCTTCTTTGATATACACAAGATAGTGTTTACCAGTCACCTCACCTTTAAACAAAGGTTGAGTAGTAGAGTCGACTAAACGTCTTTTAGCGTCAGCGACTAATTGGTTGTCTTGGTTCTTTTGACCGTGACCTTCACTTCCTGTGAGGGTGGGTGCTCCCGATGATACCATATCGGTTTCATGTAATGAATTTTGGTTCATTGTAAAAAAAGTGTCGTCCGAATTGTGATTAATAGAGTGTCTGTGATAGAAGCTCGGACATTTACTCCCACATCGACACTACAAATATAAAACAGATTTTTGAATTACCAAACGATTTTAAAACTTTTTTTAAAATAAAAAACCCCCACTTAATTAGTGAGGGTCTATTTTACAGATTCATTTCCGTTTGAATCGTTCCTAACCTTCGGTCACAAATATCTACATACTCTTCATTTATCTCAGAACCAATCCATAGTCTATTCAACAACATCGCACCTTTTGCGGTGGTTCCACTTCCCATAAATGGGTCGTAAATAATATCCCCCTCGTTTGTCCAAGATGTAATATGGTCCTTAACCAAATCAATCGGGAAGATAGCGGGGTGTTCATATGCAACCTCATCTTCTTGTCCATTCTTAGAAGTTTTATACGTCCAAACATTATATCTTTGTCCATACTCCTCAATCATCTTCTTGGTATTCTCCTTCATGGAACCATCTTTTTGTCTGACAGTGTTTTTACCCCACGAACCTACCTGTCCACCATATACATTCTTCCTGTCTTTGATTGGATTGAATACCTCAGGTTTACCTTTAGATAAAACAAACATATACTCAAATATCTGATGATATCTTGTGTTTGATGGATTGGCAAAGTTGTTCTTCATATAAATCATTGTGTCGTGAATATTGAACCCAATTTCTTTAAAGAATAACGCCTGTCTGAATGATGTTCCTGTTTCAGAACCATTGTGTGTTGCATCTCCTACAACCCATACAACAACCCCACCTTTTTTGGTTACTCTGTATAACTCACGAGCAATGTTCTCAAAGTCAAATGAGTATCCATTGTAATCAGTGGTTAAACCTTTTATCTTATTGTTATACGTTCTAAGGTCATCATACGGAGGTGATGTGACAGTCAGAGAAACAAAATTGTCTGGCATTCTTTTCATCGTGTCCAAACAATCTTCCAAATAAATTCTATTAACTTCCATACAGTAAATATAAGATTTTTTAAATACAAAGTATATTATTTATTACGCCTGTTTAAAAATTCATAAATTTTTTCCGCACTCATTTTTTTATTCTTACCTAATTTTCCATTTTTTTCTAACAAGACAATTTCATCTTTAGTTATTTCATGAAAAATTAGGTTTTCAATATCTCTAAAATCGACAGCAACATAAATGTCTAAACTATTTAATTTTTCTTTAAACCCTTCTTCAGTAACCACCCTACCATATCCAACCTCCTTAGATGATGCAAAAGAAATACCATTTTTACTTATGGACCTAACTTCTTCTCTACCATTCATAACATCACTAACATCATATGGACTCGACTCAGATGACGCTCGAGTGGAACCTCTTACTTCTTCTCGAATAAATTCCGAAAGTCTACCAATGATTCTACCATCATTTAAAAATTTTTTTACCGCATCAACACTGATGTTGAAACCTTCAGCAATTTTTTCAAGGTTAATTTGGTGTTCCATATTACTCATAATGCAAAGTAAAACAAAAAATTTGACACTACCAAATAAAAAACCCCCACTTTTGGTGGAGGGCTTTATGATTTTGATTTAAATGGGAATTACATCATCCCGATTGAGTTAATCACATCTCCCTGTCTGATTTGGTCAAGGACATCAAGACCTTCCACCACTTTACCAAAACAAGTGTGGTTATTATCCAAATGCTGTGTACCTTGTCGGTTGTGACAGATAAAGAACTGTGAACCACCTGTGTTACGTCCCGCATGTGCCATAGACAATACACCTCTGTCGTGGTATTGTTTTGGTGCGGTTACCTCACACTGAATGGTGTAGCCAGGACCACCGTTACCCATACCGTTAGGACATCCACCCTGAACAACAAAGTTTGGAATTACTCTGTGGAAGTTTAATCCATCATAAAACTTCTTCTCAATTAAACTTTTGAAGTTACCTGTGGTAATTGGCGTTTCATCGTCATACAATTCTGCAATCATATCACCCTTGCTTGTTGAAATTTTTACTCTACTCATGTGTTATATTTTTGATAAACATAAACAATCTGTGGTGATGTATCAACACATTATTAATGGGTATGTCAAACAAATTGTGATTTTTACGGTATTTATTTACATGGGTAAATTTATATTACAAGAATCCGAAAAAGAACAAATCAGAAGAATGTATGGGTTGGTTAATGAACAAACACAATCTCCTGAAGATAACCAAGAATTTCTTGATTGGGCTAAAAATGCTACAGTAATGCCATTTATAGCACCAAACCCATATAGTAATGGGGATTTAAAACTTGGTGTTCAAATCAAAGGTAATGATGGAGAAACCATATCTTCAATGGATTTAAGAAATCCAAATCAATCACAAGTTATTAATCTCATTGAAAGATTGGATGTAACAACTGAAGATGGTAAACTTGTTTATCGTTTTGGTACAGATAATGGTCAACTTTTTAACGCCTCAACATTTAAAGCAAACTATGAGGTTATTGATAATTCATATGTTGTATATTCTATAGTTGATGAAAATTCTGATATGATTCAAAAACTAAAACAATTTACCAAACCAGGTAAAATAAATAAATTTATTGTTACTGTTACACCAAGACTATCAAGTGATTTATTAAAAACAGGTTCAAAATTATTTACAACCAAACCCAACATATTAATTGTACAATAAAAAATCCCATCATTGATTACATTCTAAATATGTGTTCTTTGAACTTTTCATAATGGATAAATATATTAATTTATTTCAAAATTGTTTGTCCCATCAGGTTTAACAAAATATTTATCTATCACCTTTTTATTATCTAAGACATCGGATAAACTTACATAGTCTTTATTTTTATCACCCCATGTTGTTTTCATTAAAACCACATCTGAGTGGGGTATAACAATTGCACCAACATCATCCATATCTGACTTAAGAAATGCGTATCTTCTGTGATTTCCATCAACCACAATATACTTAGTCCTGTCATATGGATGTTGTATTACTTTGATTGGTGGTAACTCTTCACCATCATTGATGGATTTAACCATATTTTTAATATTATCACTTGTTTCCATGTATGATATATCTTTGAATGGCTCGTTTGGTAATGTGTCACTTACTCGTATCTTCTGAATTGCTCCAACATATTTGTCTGCATATTCACTTCCCCCACCATCAGAGAATATTTCTACAGGTTGATTGGTGATTACCTCTTCATTGATAACTCCCATCATTTCTTTGATTCTATGTATATTTTCTTGTAAGTTCATCGTCTCAAATAATTGTTGATTTTATCTTGAACTTCAGGGTCATCACCCGTGTAAATGATGTCTATAAGATAACGATGTAATGGATATATTTCATTAGTCATCACACGTTCTTCCAATTCATTATTCTTTTTATGATATTCGTAGTCAGGTTCAATCCCTGCATAGTTGAACGATTCAACTTTATATTTTGTTCTTAATTTGTTTCTATCTACAACAAATGTCATATTTGAATCTTCCAATGGTGATTCCAATCCTATACCTATTGTGTGACCTGGGTCCCAATTCTTATCTCTTGTAAATGAAATGGCGTTTTGATGTTTTGTTTTGGCCATTCTTTTATCATATTGAAGGTAATCTCCTGATGGTATTGAACCCGCCCTTAACGCATCACTATTGATTATATCTAATCCCCTGTTTGTTGAAGTCTTGTGATATAACGGAACTCCTTTGATGTCATCAAACACTTCGTTTAATCCCATCACCTCCTTAATCCTATTTATGTTTTCAAACAAATTCATAAACAATAAATATTTTAATCTTTTGTAATTAGTTCAGATATCTCCTTTAACACAACGTTCATTTGTGAAATACCATCAAATAAAGCAACATAGATGTTTGGATTATTTGGAACATAATAAAACTTTTTTATAGTCCACATTTTGTTGTTGTAAGTAATCTCTTTACCTATGATTGGGAATGCATCTCTCATAAAAGGTAAATACTATCATCACAAATAATAATTTGAAGATATTTATAAATAAAACAAGCCCCCTGTTTCAGGGCATTTAGGACCGTTACCGTTTCGGTAACAAAAAAAAGGGGAATTCGCTACTCCCCTTTTATTTTTACCAATAACCCACGTCTTGTCTAAAAAAGTTTGGATTCCGTCTGTTAACATATGATTTGATTAACAACCGAATCATACCTGTATAACCCATCTTCCTGAATCTTCTATCGTCCTGACCAACGTAGTGATTTAAAATTTTAAATTCTCTTACTCTGTATTTTTTTGACAAACAATAATCTTCAGAGTGTTGAAGGGTTTCATCAAATTGTCCGTAATGCATAAATGATTTCTTTGTAGTTAAAAAGAATGTACCAACCGCGAATGGTGTCTTCTTACTCACAAAGTGATTTACCACATTGAAGAGTTTAAATGCAAGTTTGCTTCTAAGTGATTTACTAACCGATTTTACCTTACAAGTTACAAGTTGTACCTTACTGTCTTTCAGTGTTAAAAGTGCATCAGATATTTGAGTATCACTTAAAAGTATTGAGTCAGCATCCAAGAATAAAATGTAAGGTGTTTTACTCAGATTGGCACCTACGTTCCTACCAAGAGCAACCTTCCCCCCATTTTGTATCTCAATCTTTAACACATCCTTTAACTCCTCTTTACATCTTTTGATAACCTCTTGTGTTCCGTCAGTTGATTTACCATCACTGACAATAACTCTTGTTCCTTTGATACCCACTTGTTTACCAATGTTCATCAAAGTTTTTCCTATGTAATTCACCTCGTTGTAACACGGAATTACAATTGTCAATTCATCACTAATATTTGTGTACTTCATATTGCCCATCTTTTAATGTAATATATGATTTGTTCTCAATCCAATCACCACAATTTAAATATCTAACCCCATCAACCATCTTGTCTTCAGGTGTGTGGATGTGCCCACATATAACCGTATGACAGTATCTTCTTTTAGCTTGGAACACAAGTTGATTCTCAAATGATGTGATAAACTTTACCGCCTCTTTAACTCTGTCTTTTAAGAATTTGGACAAAGACCTTTTAACCCCCAAAGACTTTAGTTTTCTGTCAATGTAAATCGCCGAGTCATATCCAATTGAACCTAACATAGCCAACCACTTTAATTTAACCACACCGTCATATAAGTCACCGTGTGTAATCCAAGTACCTTTATATTCATATTCATTATGAATTTCAATGTTACCCAACTCCAAGAATGGGAACTCCCTCAAAAACTCATCATGGTTTCCCGTAATGTAAATTACCTTGGTACCGTTCTTTGAGTAAGATAGAATCTTTCTAATTACATTGGTGTATGATTGTGTCCAATAAAATCTTTTCTTGAGTAACCAACCATCTATTATATCACCAACTAAAAACAAATGCTCAGGGTTGTACATCTTCAATACTTCTAACAGTTTTTCGGACTCAACCCCACGGGCACCTAAGTGAACGTCCGAAATAAATAATGCTTCTATTTTCATCACCTATAATTAGGTTAAATTATGTTGTTATGATGGTTTTATGTATTATCAAAACTTTAATATTAACTATAGGAAAGTATTTATAATCATGAAGTATATTATCTCAGAATCACAATATAAAAGATTCAATGAAAATATTGATATTGAATCTAATATTATTGGCCAGCCAACAGAGGAAGTTTTAACCGTTGCCGATTTTCTGAATCGTTACGATATTGTTGAGCCAGGAAGAATGTTAATTGAAGACCAAGCAATTCAAGTCTTTGGATTTGAAGGAAAAGATTTCAAATTCTTTGATGATGAATTCTTAATCTTTATTGTCTACCCAAGTAAAGGTGACATTTGGATTAACGTTGAATGGGTTGAAGATGATACCATTAATCCCGAACAATTAAGTGAAGTCATTGATTATGTGAAACAACTCGCAGGTAATTATTCCATGTTTTATTGGGCAATTGAAGGGGAACCCATCTAACAGATATTTATTAGAATATGAAAATTATTATCACGGAGTCTCAACGTAAGATTTTAACCGAAGGGTTAGATTTTACGGAAGTTTATAAAAAAAATTACAATCCAATATTTTCTCAGGTTTGTATGAAGTACGCCAAAGGTGATATTGATTTAGCCAAAGAGTTTTGTCAGATTGGATTTCTTAAAGTTCATAAAAACTTAGACAAATACTCAGGTCAAGGTAGTTTACAAGGATGGGTAAGAAGAGTTGTCACCAACGAAATTATCAATGAGTTTAGAAAAAAACAGTTGGATACCACAACTGATTTAGATATCTCAAAAATGGATGTTGGAGTAGAACCTACGGAAACCGATTTCATGGGTGGTAGAATAACCAAAGAACAGTTAAGAAAAGCGGTTGATGGTTTAGCCGAAGGTTACAAAACAATATTGATGTTATATTATTTTGGTAACCTAAAACACAATGAGATTGCGGAGGTCTTGGGTATTGACCCAGGAACCTCTCGTTCACAACTCAGTAAGGCAAAAATAAGTTTAAGAAACGTTTTAGCGAAATACCTTTAATATCTATTAAGGATTTGTAACCTAATCTTTTTTTGGTCTTCCTCAGGATTTGATTTTAATCCCCCCAAACTTATAGACTCACCATAACAATGTGGTTCAACAACATCAAAGTCATCCACATCTTTGATTACTCGGAATGAGACAAACCCAGCACTTGTTGCATCTTGCCCACCAACTATGTCAGAGTGATTTATCGCAGCACTAAAAACAATCACACTACCATTGATAACAACATATTTTGCGACAAACATAATTATGAATTTAATTGTTTCCCAATCATTTTACATTTGTGTCTCATATCACAAATGATTTCAAAATACAAATGTGTATCTAATTGTTTGATTTGTGGTTGTTCAGAAAAGTTATCAATCAATCGTTCGGCAGTTCTAATTTGCTCAGATGTCTGACAACTATCAATTACTTTATGGACCCATTTAATCAGGTCTCCGTAGTGAACTTCGTTTTTACTCATAGAGCAAATATAATATAAAAAACTTCACTCACAAGTTAGGGTGTTAAATTATTCTTCATCTTTAAATGGAAACCCACCCCAAAGGATTCTAATCAATCCCAAAGAGAGAGCATGATGTTGCCCATCATAATAAAAATGGTCGTAATGAAACCTCCACAAACCAAATTCAAATGTAAGATAATCTAATTTTGTAAATTTGGATAACCATTGTGAGTGTCCACCACTTTTTGTTGGTTTACCATCAAATACTTTAATTTTTTTTCGGAGAACTTTCATTTGTTATATTTTTAAAAAATATAGTAAACTATTCCTCTCCGCCCAACTCTGAACTCAAAATTTCATATACTCTGTCAAGAACTTCTAAGGTAAAGTCCTCACCGTACACACCATTAATCTCTCTGAACTTAGAAATCATTCTATCTGAGATGTAATTTACTTTGTTTTGTTTGTTTGGTTTTTTGTCAATATCCATATTAAAATCAAATGATTGTGGGAGTTCAGGGTATTTTACCGCAATCTCCTTAATTAAATCAATAAGTTGTGATTCCGTTAACCGAACTTTCATACTATTAAATATTAGTGATTACAAGAAATTTGATGTTCACCCCACTTTTTAGTTGGTTTTACATTTGGGAAGTAATAACACTTCCAAACTCTTTGATTGTTAAAGTATATGTGTTTGGTAAATCCTGTTGGTACCGTGGCACCTGTTGGTAAGACATTATTTTTATTTTTGAATTCAACACTTATCTTGATAGTTAACTTCTCAGCATCATCCCATTTTCTTTCTTGTTCTTCAAGTAATCTCCATTCCCCTCTGTTGAGGTATTGATTTTGAAGAGCTGAATTCAAATATGAGAAGGTGGTCTTTAGGTTTACCATGTTGTCAGAGAATGTTGCCGCAGGTGCCAAGTGACCCTTATCATAAATATTACTTACATAATCAGCACCGTCAGATGTTTTGATGCCTGGCTCAATATAAAAGTCCATAGACCCCCTGTTAACGTTTGTGGGACGATTTGAGGACTCGTAAGTTAATTCTAATGGTTGTTCTAACTTTTGAGAATAACTAACCGTGTAGATTGTTTTATCAACTTTAACATCAGGTAAAGAGTTACTTGATGATAGAAAGAATAATGGTAATAAGATAATAAACTTTTTCATTTTAATATGTTAATTTGTTTTTATTTGAGAAACCTGTTGTTATTAAATAGTAATTAGATGAACCATTTCTAACAGGTGAAGAAATTGTTATTGATTGGGAACCTGTAATTGTTGATTTTAAATTTGTGGTTCCCGTTTTAATGGTGTTCCATTCAGATGGAATAAAAAACCTGACTGAAGGTAATGACCCCCAAGTTGATATTAATCCTGATTTTCTACCGTAAATAACAAATGCATCCGATACATTCACTCTACCATCATTATTCACATCCATACGGTAATATTCTCTACTCGTTAGATTTGTTTTACCTAACACAATATCTGTTGCATGATTGGCATCAGTGTTTGATAGAGATGATTTTGTTGACGGTGTTGGTATTTTAATTTGAAACTCATAGTTGTTAATATCCAATCCTGTTGAAGTAAAATTATACTGTCCATTTGAATTGGTATAAACAGTTCTGTTAAGTGAGAATGAAGTCTGAACAGATGAAGGTGTGAATCTATATTTGGTTCCACTTGATATTGACCATACAGTTGCGTTTTTACCACCGACAGGAACAACTTTAGTACCATCACTGTTGGTTAAACCCATCGTAGATGCGTTGTTACTACAATTAGGTTTTGATAAGACATTTATATCTATGTTATTTGATGATTCATACAACACAATTTGAAAAGTGAAGTATGTTGTTCTACAACTATAGTGTGGTGTGTTATTGAAGTTAAAAACAAATACTCTATTTGGTGAGGTACCTGTCGTATAATAGTTCATGTTACCCGTGTTTGGAAATAAATCTTCCCAATCCGCTAATATCGCATTTTTTGGTGCTCCACTGTTTGGTAAAAATTGTGCGGTATATCCGTTTGTTTGATTGGCAGAGAAACCTACCCAACCGTTTGAACTGGCATAAACCTGTGTGTAGTTGTTACCAAAATAAGTGAACGTGAAACCAATATTGAAAGGTCCCTGAACACAGTCATCACAACCTGATACAGATGTTCCCCCACCATAGTTGTAGTTACCGTATGTTGGTGTGGTTATAGTATAGTTTGAAATACTTTTTGTGTGAAGTTCTACGGGTACATTAACAACCCCAACCTCATTACCGTCATAGATATATCCCGAATACGCAAACTCTTGTCCCTTTAGATTAAGGACAGAAACAAAGAGTAAACATATTGAGAATACAAACCTCATTCTACTTTAGAAATCGCGTTCTCTAATGATTTTTTAACCGCAGATGCAAATACACTTTTTTCAAATGGTAAATTCTCATCTTTAAGTTCCGCAAATCCAGCTTTAACGGATAATTTAGCTTCACCCTCACCCTCGTAAACCACAGAATCAATAATCATCTTAGTTTTTACAATAGTTATTTTCTTTTTAATCATGAATGGTCCGATGTTAATACCAATTGAAGGAGCTTCAATAGAAACTATTTCAACAGTTATTGGTGCACCATCTTCACATAATGAGTATTTCTGACTCGCCAATTCTTCAGTAATTTGTTTAACACCAAAGGTGAATCTTTTTGAGGATAAGTCGGGATTCTCTGTTTTATTTTCAACGGATTTTACTGTGTAACAATCCTGAGCCTGAAGGTTTATACCTGAAAGTATAAGACCGATTATTAAAATTATTTTTCTCATAATAAAATTTTTGCACCTGTTAATATTTGATAGTTTAACACACTACCTTTTATTTGGTAAGTACTAGATATACTCACGTTATACTTGAATGATTTTGATATAGTGTAATCCCAAGAACTGAACGGTACTAATAAGATTCCTGAATCCCACCACTTACCATCATAGAACTTTGTAAAGGGTGAATAAACCCCCAACATTAGTATATTCCCTGAAAGTTTTTTAGATGCTTTAAATGGCATAAACCCACCACCAATTGCCGACAAGTTTGAAAACCCTTCACCCGCTAAAACACCAACAGTCATGTTTAAACCACCCATCATAGTTAATTTACCAAATCTCTTTGAATTCATCGCTGTTGATGTGTTGAATAAGTTTCTTTCAAAATCAATCATAGATGAGTTTGCAACAATCAAAGTGTTTGTTTTTTTCTTATTAGAAAACGCACCGTAGAATGTAAGGTTTGTATTATTAATTGTTGTTGTGAAGTTTAAAAGAAATCCTTTCGCCTTTGTATTGTTTGTATTTGACTTAGTAACTGACATGGTTCCCTTAAATTGATTAGAACCGTCTTCATTACTTCTTAACGCAACGATGTCACCCGTACCAATTATTGAACCAACTCTAACTTTGGAACCACCACCATTACCTGATGACGATGCTTCTGCAGCATTTGCAACTGAGTTTGTTATCCCACCATTACCACCGCCTGATTCGGTTTGTTTATTATTCTCAGGAACATTTTGTCCTTGAGGGGTATTTGTACCCGATTGGGTATTACCACCACCACCTTGACCCGTATTCGTACCCGATTGGGTATTACCTTGACTTGAATTATTATTTGAAGGATTGTTTACAGATGGCTGAGTCTGTCCACTTCCACCTTGAGTTGAGTTACCTGAACTTGATGTGTTTCCTCCATTTTGGTTAGTTGTTTCTCCTTGTTGTGAATTTCCACCACCATTAGTTGAACCACCTCCTGAGTTTCCTGTTGTGTTAGGTGTTCCGTTTTGAGTTGTAGAACCATTCGATACAGTTCCTGAAGATGTGTTATTTGATTGATTTGTTCCATTGTTTTGTCTGTTTGAAGAACCTTTCCTTGAGGACGGAGAGTTATTTGACGAGGCATTATCTACACTATTACTAATTGAGTTACCAACTGATGATACACTCATAGTAGAAGCCGCAGTAATAGAAGTCAATGTTGATATTATGTTTTGTGTAATAATCATATTTTGAGTTGTCTGAGTTTGTGTCATCATCTCATCACATGGTTGATTCGCACCTTGAACTTGAATGTTAGTCATCCAATTATCAAAAGTACCATTTGCAAAATCTGTTTGGCTGAAACTACCGATAAAACCGAGGTAGTTCACGGTAACATTTTGGTTACCTGTAATATTAATTACTTTTTGTTTTTTGGAACAAGGGTCCACATACGAATACGTGAACCCCTGCCCAAATAAATTAGAAGAAAATAATAGTGATAATATGATTAATATTTTTTTCATTAATCACCATTCGTCACATCCGATAATACTTGACCATCTTCCTCATCTACTTTCTGAATTAACATCTTATCTCTATCTTCAGAGTTGAACCAATAGTCAACAACCTTATTTAGATTACCAACGAAAGCACCCAATAAGATTAATAACATTTCCTTCCAACTCTCTTGAATTGGGATACCAACAAATGTTGCAACGTTGATACCTAAAATAATAAAGAAAAACAAAAACAACACAACGATAGTAATTCTCCATCTATTTGATTGCATTTGTTGTAACATGTAATAGAATCTGTTTTTATCATCTACCTTAACGTAATCACTTGTACTAAATAATTTTTTCATTTTAACTTTTTAACATTCCTTTTTTAATGAGTTTTTCAACTACTCTTACAGTTGAAGTCTCGAGAGCCTTTTTTGTAGATACACCCACAGTTGATTTGTTAAATGTTGGTCCTTCAATATCACCTAAAGTCGTTGAAGTCTTGGTTGTGATTGCTCTACCTTGACCTGACCCTGTAATAATTTCTCCTGTTTCAGCATCCACAAATCTAACCTGTAATCCTAACTGAGTTACTTGTTTTATTGTAACGCCACTTGTTTCAACAACTTCATCTTCACCGACAGAAAAATCATAGACTTCAATGTAAACAAAGTATTTTGCTAATTTGATTTTACCTTTCCCATCAATTTTGTTTTCGGTAAAACCTTTATTGGACGCTTTGAATTGTTGAACCATTCTTTCTTTGATTTCCAATTTGTCTTCTGTGAATACAAATCTTCCTGTTTCCTCCAAGTATTCCAATACAATGTTTGTAACACCCATTCCAACACGAGCATCTTTCAACTCAGGATACATTTCATAAACTTCATCGTTGATACCAATTTTTAGGATTTGAATAGGGATTTGGATTGTATCGGTGTAAGGTGGAAGTGATTCCAAAGACTTCTTTTTTTCAAAGTTGGCGGTATACTCCTCAGTTTTAATAGAACCGATTGGTTGACCATGACACTCTTTTGGAGTACCACACCCAACCAACACTAATCCCAAAACAATTAGTTTACCAAGGTGCATCTTCAGATTCACTTTTCTCTTGTTTAGGAGCAGGTGCTGCAGGTTTTTCAACTGTCTTTTCTTTGATAACTGTTGTCGTTCCACCGCCAGAATTTGTGTTCTTAGATGAATTGTCAACATTCAAATTAATTACAGGTGCCGCAGGTGCAACTTGCTCTGTTTTTGGTGACTCTTCTTCATCACCACCAAAAAGTGTTGTGGTGAAATAAGCTCCACCAGCTGTGACTGCTGTTGCAATCGCCCCGATAATAGTCTTCTTAAGACCACTCCAGGTTCCGTCATTTTCTTGTTCTTCTGACATTTTATTTGAATTTAATTTAGGGTTTATTGTTTTTATTGGGCTAACTTGAGGTCTCAATTTGAGACCTCAAGATTTTACTTAACTACTGAAGTTCTATCTGAGTACAACTCATCGTCTTTTCTGAGAATAGCAATGTATTCACCAGCACTTAACATTCCTAAGTTTACAGTTGTAGAGTATTGACCAACAGAATATGTTCCGTTTAACACTTCCACACATTTTTTACCACCCATATCGTAAACACCTAAGGTAACAAAACCTTTCTCGTATATCTTGAATGTAATCATGGTTTCACCCATAGTTGGGTTTGGGTAAACTCTCATCTTTTCAAAACCTGATAACTCCGTAGGGTCTCTTTTGAAGACTTGTAAGATACCGTCTGTTGGTGTGATAATTAAATCAGTTGCAACATTGTCACCAGCAAATTTTCTTGTAACATACAAAGGACTTTTGTTCCACTCACTCTGAGTCATTTTAGAACGAAATTCTAATGTAAATAAAGTCTCACCGTCTTTAACCAAATTTTGATTGTTTGTTGGGTCGTATCCACCCCATTCAACTTCGTTATCATTTACATTAATAAAAGAAATCCAATAAGAAGATTTCAATTCATTTTGAAGTGATACAAACTCTAACAAATCAGAATCATATTTCATTGAAAGTTGTAACGCTCCTAAGTTAATCCCTGATGTTTTTAATTTTACAGGAACTCTCACCAAGTTACCTTCATCAACACCAAGGGTTGGGAAGTTTACTTCAATGGTTCTTAGATTATTGTCGTATTGAGTTGTAACGTCAATGATACGTTTATTAGCGTTGTTTGGGTTAACAATTTCAATTGGAATCAAACGAGCTCTCTTGAATCCTGTTCCGTTAGCATCACCCGGTACCAACACATAGTATGTTACTGAGTCAGGTTGACCTGCAACAATATCAAATGTGAAGTTGGTTACACCAGGATGTGTGTTCTGTTGAGTTGTTGTTGAACCAACAATTGAATTATATTGTGATTCTGTAAAGAACTTAACATCAGGAACTGAGTTAGCCCATGTTGTAAATCTACCCGCAACTCTTGCATAAACACCGTAAACGTCAGACACGGTTACATTCTTATCACCATTAACATCTGATGAATAAAAATCAAAACCTGTCATCGTTTGTGTACCCAAAACGTATTGGTTAATTCTTTGAGCGTCTGCGGTTGTTACCACATTACCAACACTCATCGTGTCACCCTGAACTCTGATTCTTACGTTCCATGCACTTGTATCAATTTCAACATCGGTAAAAGCAAAACGACCGTTTACGTTTGTTTTCTGTGATGTAACTTGTGTCCAAGTAGACGATGTCTTAAGTTTTTTGTCTAAAGCAACCGCCAAATTTTTGGATACCGTTCCTGTAACGTTTACAAACTTACCTTTAAATGACATCTTCTGTGATTTCAAAACACCACCAAAGTTTGTAAGATTCAAACTGTAGTCATCACCTGCTTGTTTTGTTGCTGTCTGTGAAAAACTACTTGAACCAACAAATTTCATGTCAGTCACAGTAAAGTAAGTTGTTGCCAGTGAAGATGTGTGATTCATCTTTACATTGAACAAAGAACCTGCAGGAATTGTAAACGATGAGTTGGTTCCTGTGTAAACCAAAGTAATCGTCACATATCCTGAAGCAGGTGCATCAACATACTGAAGACTCTGTGAAAAAGATGTGTTAGTTGAGGTTACTGTGTCAACTCCACTGAAAGCCTGATTGTCATAAAACAACCTGAACTGAACAGCGGTTATGTTCTCGGAAGAACTGTTGTAAAAGCACAATCCTACGTCAGTGTAACCCGCACTATATTTTCCAAGTTGATACGTGGAATCTAAAGTAACGTGAACTCCTGAGGTGGTTGGTGTGGGGCACGTCTGTGCTTGTAACGTGACCCACGTGGTTAGTGCAAAAATTGCAGCAATTATTTTTTTCATAAGAGTGTTGATTAGTGTACTTATAAATATGATAAAACACTTAGTTTTCTTACTACTATCAACTTTTTCGTTATCAATTAACGCACAAGTTAAAATTGATGTCGTTGGTGATAATTGGGAACAGGTTGTTCACAATGCTCTCACATTAATAAAAGAAACAGATTCAACAACTTATAAATTTGTCACAAGTAATTGTAATCACATAGGATTTTGGAATGGTAATTATTCAACTACCGAAGGTAAAAGTATTTTTTTAACAACTACCGAAGTCAGAAATGGTAATATTAATAATATTGCATGTGCAATTGTTCATGAGTCTAAACACATAGAACTTTCAAATAGAAACTTATCAGAGTCACAGGAAGAATGTATTTGTTATTTTTATGAACTTGAATTCATTTTGAAAATGAAAAACATTGACTTATTTTTGATAGACAATATCCAAGTTAACCTGAATAAATACAATTGTGAAAACTATTTAAAGTAATGAGCAGTAAATTAAGATTAGCCAATAAAGTTATTAAAGACTTATTTGTTAAACATAACGTAAAGTACAAAATTTCTGAAACCGATAGAGAATTTATCGGGGATTTAGATTTTGACATTTATGTTGATTTGTCAAAATATCATAGATTGGGTGAGAATTTTGACGAATCATATCGTGATTTCTTTGATAACTTTTTGGAAGATGAAATTGCAGAATCACTTGAAATGGTTGGTCTTGAAGAGGATTTTAATCAAATCACTTTTCATCACGAAAACCGAGAAGTAGGTATATTAATGAAAAGAATTATTCAAGATAAATTAGATTCAACACTTAAACGTCTTGGAGGTTATTCTTCTTATGACAAATTTAAAATTAAATCATTAAAGTTACAAGACTACCGTCCTGGTTACGAGGTAGTGATTGAAAACCCTAAAAGTATTGTGAATTTAGTTAAAAATACCGCACAGAGACAATTGTCAGATATACCTGAGCTTGAAGATATTGTCATCAAATTCATTTAGTCCCAATCCTGAGAATTGGCATCCATCACAATACATTTTCTCCAAAATTTGGCAAATTTAGTTTTTGGGAATTTTATGGTAAAAAATTCACCTATAATAATAACACCTAATAGTAGGAGTGATATTAGTAACGAATAAAAAATATACTTCATATTTTAATACTAATAAAAAACCCCCACTCGTAAAGAGTGAGGGTAGTGAGTCTCGTACAGAAAAAGAATATCAGAAAGAGTTTTAAATGTTAAAGTTTGCTTGTTGAATCTCTTGACGGTTGAATTTTAAAAGCAAAATCAAATTCTGTTATCATGGTTTTTAGGTAAAGCCGAAGCCTGGATGAAAATTCAATCTCTGACGGACTCAACTATCTTTAGATTGTTTTGGTTGCGTTGTGGACATCCAATTCATCTTGAAGTTTTTCAATCTTAACTTCAAGAAGTTCAATCAAGTTATTACGACGAACAACATCAATAATGGTAGTTTTCACCATCGGAGTTTCATCACTGTAACGATGCATTTTTCTTACAGTACCTTCACCACAATCTAAACCACGAAGGTGTTTTAACAAACTTTTGAGTTCTGACATCTCAAAAATCTTATTGTAAACCCCCATGTTTGCCATGTGGATTTTTGTTTTTAGTTCAACCAAATCGTCAACATTGTTCAACAATTCGGTAAGAGTTTCTTCAACGTCATAGTGACGGACCGCACCTTCTTCAACTGAGTTATTCTCATTTAGACGGTGGTATAAGTCTGATGTTTTCTTCACCAACTTATTTTTTTGTTTAAGAGCTTGTTTAATATTCATAATCGTTATTTTGTTAAGTATAGTAAAATGTTTGCAATAAAAAATCCAAGTCCAATTATTGAAAGTGCAATTCTGACTGAATGTGAGCCACCTAAAGAAATTCTTTTCTTTATTGCCTTGTTATATTCTTCCATCATATTGTTCATTAAATCATTATCACCCGTTTTGGCGGTTTCTTGAAAATTTGAAATCGCGTTATTAATTTCTTTTTGTTCTTTGTTTGACATAACATATCCAACTATCCAAGAGAGTAATAGACATATCCATCCAAGTGGTACTAAAATTGTGTATACGGTCATTTGTTTTTTTTAAAATTTAGTTGGTTAAAATGGTGAAGTCAAATTATTCGTAGAAAAAAATCTCAACTCCCGCCTCTTTAAACATAACCAAACTTCGTTTAGCATGTTCATCCCAATATTCACGGTTTTTGGTTGTGTCTTCTGTCTTACAATAAATTTCCTTTACACCAGCAGAAATAATGCCCTTGGCACAATCCGTACAAGGAATACCACAGGTGAGATACATTGATGTTCCCTTTGTAGATACTCCAATACGTGCAGCATTGTAAAGAGCATTTCTTTCCGCATGTTCCATCCAAAAGTATTTCTCAGGTCTTTGTTGCCTTTCCTCAACAAAGTCATTGATACCCCTTGGAAATGAATTAAACCCAGTGCTTACGATTTCCTTATCCTGACCAACAATAACCGCACCGATTTGAGTTCGTTGGTCTTTACTCTTGAGTTTTACAGCCTCCGCTATGTTGAGAAAATATTCCTTCCAAGTCATAGTTTGATTTCAAAACGATTTCTCATTTGTTCAATTTTCTCTTCAGGACATTCGTGTATGTTAATACCCCCATGTCGGTTTTCAACAATAATTGAGAACACTTTGTAACCATATTCTTTAGCCAACTCATAATAATCCTCCATCTCCCACTCTTGAGTGAAGGTGTTTGAAACCACAATGTTTTCATATTCCAAACCGTAAGTGTTAAAGTTGATTTCCATCCACTCACGAACAGTTGCCTTACACCACGCATGAGCGTCTTTGATTTTGGAACCATCAAATTTATATTCACCGTCTGAGTTGAAGAACATATCGGCTTCAACAAAGGCATCCCCAATCTCACGGGCTAATGTAGACTTACCCGAACCAGGTAATCCACGAAGAAGGTATAGATTTTTCATTTTGTAAAGATATATTATTTATTGATATGAAACAAGATAAGTCAATTATTAATCCTGAACTTTGGGACTTAATTAAAAAGAAACAGAACATAAAGATAGAAAAAGAAATTATTGATTTCAATAGTAGAAAATGGAGATGGAAAATTTTCAAACAATACTTGAAGTCATTTTTCCAATCTCCATTCTCAAGAAAACAAAAGTATACTAACTATTGATTCGTTTCTCGTGATGGTCTTGAGGTAGTGACAACTTAACGTGTGGTCTCCCTTTCATAATACTTCTGATTTCCTCCAAAGAAATTGGATATAACTCATTACCATCAACACCAACGTCCATAGCCTTACCCTCATGTAACCTCAGTTGTTGTGGTAAGTGAACGTGACCGTGTAAGTGAATCACACCGTCGTTCATACCGTTCCATGAAGCAATCGGGTAGTGCATACACACCAAAGAAAACTTATCAACTTCTTTACCATTGGGTTTCCTCACATCCAAGTGCAAGTAATCATGACAAGAAGAGAATATATCTTGGATTCCACCTTTATTCCTACGGATGTGTTGGTCGTGGTTACCATATACCAAGTGAACGTTCTTACAAACAATTCGGTCCCTGAAGTCTTGAATGGATTCAAATCCACCAAAAGACCAATCACCCAAGTGAATTAGAATATCATTCTCACCAACAAGTTCATTGATTCTATTAACCAACGTACTGTTCATATGTTCAAGTGATTTATAATCTCTTGTTAAATTATCCTGCCCACCCCAATTTGTGGTTGCACGACAGATATTTGCGTGGTTGTAGTGAGTGTCTGAAGTAAAAAACAACCCTTGACCTTTTTCTAATATTATTTTCATGAGTGAACTATTAATGATACGATGAGTACAAAGAAAAATAAGACACACCATCCGATGAGACCCCAATACTTTTTGCGAATTTTCATACCACAAAAGTAACTTCAATATTTCACATTACAAAGACTTGATAAAAATATTTCTACCCTTATGATTGTATAATAACTTGAGGGTTGGCTGGTTGTCCAAGAGTGTTGATTAGTGTTAGACCAGACTTTTAGGAGGGGACTTGTTCTCCTCCTTTTTTTAGGCTACGTTGGTACCTAATATATTGTCAATCTTTTTACCACCTTGAGCAATAATACTATTACCCGAATCTATTCTTGAACGTATTGCAATTTCAATTAGCTTGTTTGGGTCGGTAATACCTTTCTTAACTGCATCATTTATCTTTGTTGCAAACTTTCTAAACCAACCTGGTCCGTTCCATGTACTGTAGACAAAGTGAAACATTAAATTAGGATTTGACTCAACTATCTTTCTCGCTTCAGGTGAAAGATAATTATTCATATTCTTCAAAAAGAATGGTTTCATCATCTTAGCAACCAAACTTCTCAATTTTGGTTCTAAATTACCACCCATGTAATTGTGTTTCCAATTTGAGCTAGCTTCGGCATTATCAATAATTTTCCAAAATTCTATTCCATCAGGTGAAGTGTTAATATCACCACCATGTCTTCTATCAATACCCATCATAGTTTCACCTGAGTTGCCCATCGCACCTTTATTCATATTAGGATGGTAATAACCACCCTCTAAAGCACTAATAACTTTATTTGTAATTTCTTCAAAAGAACCTGGAGATACTTGAGGAATTTTGGTATCTACACTAACAAATGTCGCATCTTGTGGTGTAGAACTACCTTGCATGAATTTCGCAACATCAAAAAATGATTGTTCTTCAATATTCATTAATTTCTGTTGTCTCTTAATATCTTCTACTAATCGTCTTTTCATTGAATGACCTTTAAAAAATAAATACCTATAATATAAGAAATACCTCGTTTATTAAAACATAAATGAGGACATTTAAGTATTTATGTTTATACTAACCAAAACATGCCAGATAAAAATCTCATATTAAAAAGGTCTCTACAAAAGATTGTCAAGTCGGCAATCAAGAAAGACCCTATTTTATCTGATGTATACCGTGTTGATATAACATTTTTATTTAAGTCACCTGTCATGTCAGCCATGTGTGATTGGGTTTATGGATTAAAAATCTATACAGATTCTGAGTTTGTTGATAGAATCGCCATCGCTAATAGACTCAAGTCAAAAATCACCAACATCATTTCACAAATATCTAACGATTCATTCTGTTGTACAGATGTTTCATTTGAGTAAAACCTAACCCATTTTTATTTTCTGATAAAGATGAAGTGCCTGAGCAATCACTTGGTGCATATCATAGTATTGATAGGTTCCTAACCTACCACCAAACATATACTTCTCAAGTTTATCACCTTGTATTTTGTATTTGGTGTAAATCTCACTATTTGTATCATCCTTGATTGGATAATAAGGCTCGTTATCACCTGTGTAGTCACAGGGATATTCTTTACTAACATAACTTGTTTTTTGATTTTGATAGTCAAAGAACTTATGTTCTAAAATCCTTGTAAATGGTGTATCACTGTCTGTGTAATTAACCACAGGATGTCCTTGGAAACTGTGAGAGGTAATGTGGACGTTCTCCCATGTCAAACTACGGTATTCCAATCTACCATGTTCGTAATTAAAAAATTTATCAATCGGACCTGTGTAGATTATCTTATCAGCAACTTCTTCCCACATTCCTTTGTTTTCAAAGAAGTCTTGGTTCAAGAACACATCAACATTATCCAATAACTTTTCAAATATTTGTGTATACCCACCAACAGGAATACCTTGGTATCTATCGTTGAAGTAATTATTGTCCCACGTAAACCTTACAGGTATTCTCTTAATGATTGACGCAGGTAGTTCCGTACATTTCTTCCCCCACTGTTTCTCAGTATATCCCTTAATAAACTTTTCATATATGTCGGTACCGACCATAGACAAGGCTTGTTGCTCTAAGTTAGTTACAGGACCCTTGTATCTTTGTTCCTCTATCTTCGCTCTTGCCTGTTCTTCTGTCTTCACACCCCACAGTTGGTAAAACGTCCACATATTAAATGGAAGGGTGTATAGTTCTTCTTTGTAGTTTGCTATGGGTGAATTAACAAACTGTTTAAAATCTGCAAATTGGTTTACCCAATCCCATATCTTTTTACTATCTGTATGAAAGATGTGAGCACCGTATCGGTGAACATGAATTCCGTCAACATCTTCGGTGTAACAGTTACCCCCAATGTGACTTCTTTTATCTATTACAAGTACTCTATGATTTTTACCCAACTCGTAGGCACAGGTTGCTCCAAAGAGTCCTGCACCTACGATTAGATAATCATATTTCTTATTCGAAATCAAATTCAACACCGTCAGAACTTAATACAGGTTCCTCAATTCTACGTTTGAGTTTATCTGACCACTCTTGTAAGAAATTTGATGTGTTATGGTAACAACGGTCTTCAATCAAGAAACACATCTGAGGGAATGGATTCACTCTTTCTTGTCCCATCATAATTTGTAAGTGTCCATAGATTTCATCGTATCTTCTTTGAGTCTCCAAGAAGAAACACAGGTAGAGTAAGTGTTCGTTTCTTGTTGGTGCGAACGCCTCTGCCTGATGAAAACACTTTTCAGCCTTCTCCAAGTCACCAATTACTTCCCAAGCCTGACCCATCAAGATAAATGCGAAGTAAGCCATCTCATCAATTCTTGCAGGTCTACCAGTTACATAATAGTTATGAGAATACTCCATGAACTTTTCATAGTAGAAAATACATCTTCTAGCAAATTCTTTTGAGTGGTCTAATCCAAATGGAAGTTCATCAGACTTACCCCAACAGTCAGAGTATGATTTTGCAACGTACCAAAGGTGATATAAATCTTCTCTAACGGTATTACCAACCACTTTGTCAATTTCAAGTTCCAAAGCGTCTTTCAAGAACTTCCTTGGAACATGCCAAGTCTGTCCGTCACTGTGAACCACGTGTCTAAATCCTTCAGGGAGAGTAACTCTAACAAACCCTTCACCGATTTCAGGTAAGTGGATTGTTTCGTGTCTTTTATCGTGTTGGAAGAACCATGGTCGGTCAGCATTCCACAACCAAGTTCGGTAGTATCTCATACCGTTTGCATGTGCAATTACATTATAAGAATCCACACTCAAGTCATCCAATACGGACCAATCAAAATCTTCATCAACCTCAAGAATCTCATCAGCATCCATCCTCAAAATCCATTGACATCCGTGGTCTGTTTGGAGACATGTCTTCAAGGTATGGTCTCGGTTCCAACCTGGATATTGCCATTCAATCTCATAGAGTAAACCAGGGATTCCTTTTTCCGCAAAGAAGTCACGGATAATGTCCTGAGTTCCGTCTTTTGAACCGTTATCTTGGATAACCCAATAGTCAATGTGTTTCCACACTGTTTCTAACATTCGGGTTATTGTTGGCGCCTCGTTGGCAACCATTGCGTTTAAACACAATTTAATTTTCTTGTTATTATTCATAGATGTAATTCATTATTTGTTCTTCATTATGATACTTTCTCACTCCCCCACGGTTTTGAAACTTCTGAGAGTGACCCAGTTCTTCATCCCAATTCCAATCTTCAAAACCTAACTCAATGATTCTCTCATGAATTCGTTTGTCGTAATGGTCTCGGATTAATCTTGCTCTACGATTGATGTCTGTCGCGTTGTTATCAACCGTTGAGTTTTTGTTGTTATATTGGATGTATAACATTTTTTTGACGTGAATCATTCGTGTATGTAGAAATGTATGAACAATAAGTTCAAAGTCATCAGCAACAGGTGTCAACTTATTGTGTCCACCAATCTCATGATATAGTTTTCTTTCCCACATTCTAACGTGGTTTGGCATTGATATGTTAAACCGTATAGACAATGGGTTGATATCAGGGTACCAATGTGCCAGTCTCTCAACACCATCAACCATAACTTTGGTATGACCAGCATATCCAAAGTCAAAGTAATTGTCGTGTCTTGCATACCAATCACCTGACCAATCGTGGTCATAGTATTTGAACTCACCATCCTCGTAACACTCGGTAACGTCTGTGTATAGGAAACCAGCATCGGGATATTGAAGGATTGCATCGTGAGAGATTTGTAAACACTCTGAAGTTAATGCATCATCATGGTCCAACTCAACCAACCAATCCCCATCACCAAGTGTTGCTGCTCTGTGTTTTGCCAAACCAACGTTACCACCTGTAATTGGATACAATTTATGTGGTTTTACTCTATAGTCATTCTCAGCGATTTTCTTGAGGATATTCCACGTAATCTCATCAGGTGAATCATCCAACACAATCCATTCCCAATTGGTAAATGTTTGTTTTTTCAGACTCTCATAGGTTCTGTAAATCCTTTCGTTTGTCTTATACGTTGGAGTGAATACTGAGAACCGTGGACGTATGTAGTCGGTGTTTCTGAAAACAGACTGACATACAATTACGTTTGCCAAGACCATATCAGGTAACGGTTCATCATAGTGAATATGAAATCTCGTTAAATGGAAATGTGGTATTTCAATGTTCTCATCAAAAGAAATGATTAGGTCGGGCTTATACTGTGTGTAATCTTCAATGACTCTATTCTCATAGGGTAAAGAATAAATCACAACCTCATCATGAAGGTGTTCCTCCCAATAAATGTCTGAATGTAATATAATCTCCCCCAAAGTGTGCCAACCGTAAACGATTGCCGATGGTTTTTTTGTCTGCATACAAACAAATTATAGGTAAATAACTCTATGTGTCAAGGGTCTCCTTTTACAGAGACCCTCACACTTTAGGACAACATTTCCAACATGATACTCCTGTCACCATCCCACTTTTTGATTTGTGACCTTGGAATCCAAAACTCCATCAAACCAATCTCTTCCACTCGTTTGAGGTAGTCCTCACGGTATTGGGTCGCCTGAGACCTGTCGGTGATGTATGGGACCCTCATGTGTTTAGAACAAATCTTACCCATACCAGTCAACATTGAGAACTCATCAGTCAAGGTCTTGGCACAACACATACAAACCTTACTACGTTTTACCGTCATCTTACCTTGGAACTTCACAGCCTTTGGTGATATACCCAACATCTTGGTGATGTCAATTAAGGTTGGATTAAACTCAAGACCGTAAGTTTCTTTGAGTTGTTGGCCAATCTTACGACCAATCAAGACAGTCTCGCCAGGAGTCGGAATACGTAGTTTAAGAACCTTGTCTTTGTATTCCTCCTTGTCAATCTGAGCGATTGCCACTGTGATTTGTTTGTCAGTCAAAGTTCCCCACTTTTGGAACTTCTCGGCGATGTCCTTTACGAACTTACTCTCCCCTGTGTATTCTACGATACGTTTGAGCTCGGGACGCTCATCTACAGTTACCTTGGTTGGTTGACTGTTAAGACATTTCTCTGCGGTTTCCATTTGTTTTGGTGTTAAACGTCCCCACTGATTAAGGGAATCTTTCATTTTGTTGATAAAACTGTTGTTTCCTTGGTAGTTACGAACTTTCTCGGTGATTTTGATGGTGTCAGTCATGGTTGTTGTCATTTGTTATACAAAGATACAAATAAACTTCATTCCCACAAGCAAAAAGAAAAAAAATCCCCTCTTTTTTTCAGAGGGGATTCTCACTCTTAGTTTTGAGTGAAGGCTTTGTCAGCCCAAGTTTTAGCTCCCATGAAGTCCCAAATATTCATGTCACACATGTTGGGGAAACTACTTCTCATGTCACCAACGGTCAACACATCCAAGAAACCTTTATCGATTCCGTGCCACTTGTTTCCTTTAGTTGTGAAAACATTGTGCCATAATTCCATTCCATTGTCGTAAGTCACCTTAACTTGAACGTTTACCAAAGAGTTTTTCTTGTACCCTGCGATAACAGACTGAGCGGTACCTTTGGTGTCGTGGATGACGAGGAAACCCGCTCTACACTTAACAACGATACGGAATTCATATTCAGCGTTCACGTCTTTGATATGGTTAGAGACAGTAACAGACAGACGTTTGCCGTTGGTGGTGGTGTCAAAGGAGCCGTAGAATACGTCTCCTGCCATTGTTCCTTCAGTAACTTTGATGATTGATTGGGTCGGGGTAGAGATTGTGTTTGTCATAGTAGTGGTTTTTTTTAACACTACAAAGATACGCGCAAAATCCGAACTGCCAAACTTTTTTTTATTTTAATCTTGACATCTTAAAAATGTAATCGTCATCAATAAAATGTACGGTCTTTGGATTTTCAGGTATCTCATCAGTAAAATAATATAACGCCAAAGAATATCTTGAGATGTTATCGGGTGTGTTCAAAGGAACAGGGTGCCCGTGAGGAGCATTTTCAATATCAAATATAACCGCTCTATTAAAAATTGGTGAAATCTTAACACACTCCCTTGAAAAGTCTTTTTCCCACAATTCTAAATCTCCCCCCCATTCTTTTTCCCAATTTTTATTTAAGTATATTAACAAATTGAGTTTTCTACGATGATTGGTTTCAGGATGTCTATTATAATCAGTATGAATTGATAACTTACCACCTCTATTGATTTTATGAACACCACCACCCATTAAAATATCATCACAATATAAATTTGAGTGACCTGTCAATTCTTTAAGAAAATTTAAAAATTCAGGCGTGTTTAAATAATCAATAACTAAAGAAGTGTGTGGTATTTGTTTTTTTAATTGTATTATATCAGTATCATGATTTGGTGTGTAGAATTTATTTACCTCATACTTTTCAACCCATTCTTGATTATTGTGATACCAATAATCGTGTTGTTTTAATTCCGAAAGAACTCTCTTCAAAAGATAATCAGGTAAAAAATTATCAATTACCGTATAGGGGAATGGGTGCGCATTTTGATACACACAACTTAATTTTTTAGATAAACTATAATCAATCATATTTTTTAAATTCTACAAGAACCGTCACAAGTTTGTCCAACACCATCAACATAACCTCTTCTTATATCAACGTGTGTGTTTTTGGTATAACTTGTTTTTCCACCACAAATAACACAACTATCATACTCATCGTCAGAACGTTCTTCAATACCAACGACATGTCCGTAATCGTCAACAACTAACTTGACATGTTCATCAGAATTTTTTACAAGGTTATTAATCTCATTCCAATACTTTTCTCTAACGTATTTTCCGAGTTCCAAATCATTTGGTCTTTCCAAAATTTCACGGGTTGCGATTTTTATTTCCATTTTTATTTTAATAATACATACCAAATGTTGAAAAAAAATACTATCAATTCAATTTTACGGTATTTATATTAAAAGTCATACTGTGACCAACGAGAAAATTTATCAATTAGTTTTAAAATACTCTTACTTGTTTGACCAAACGCCAAACATACTTGACCTTATTACCGTACAAATTAATAAATTGTGGGATTGGGAGTATGGCGGAAGATTTAGGAGATTTACAAATGATGATGATTCCATATTTGCAATTATGTTATATCTACATAGAAAAGGATATTCCTATGACCAAATTATAAATAAAATTAAAAACAGTACCGCAATAGTTCTTGGTTACGACAACGAAGAACGTGTTTTAGAAACGTGTGGTGATTGTGAGGGAAGTGGTCGTGAAGAATGTACAATTTGTGGTGGTAGTGGAACAGTTGAATGTAATGATTGTGATGGAACAGGAGAAGTGTCGGGTGAGCCTTGCGACTCGTGTCAAGGCGGAGGTGAATTTGATTGTGACGAATGTGATGGAGACGGTTATATTGAATGTCGTGAATGTGAGGGTGGTGGTGATGTCGAAAACCCCGACAAAACTAAATTTACAACAGTTACTTATCTAACCTTTAATCCTGTGGTTGCCAATTATTTTAGAGAAAATTTAAATGGTAGCGTTCCCGAAATTTCAAACTCAACTTTTGATAAATTACATAAATTGGATGAAAGTGATTTTGAAGTTGAATTACAAAGTAATTATAAAAGGGTGTCCAATTATGTTATTGAGGTAACTTCAGACCCTGAGGAATTAATTGAATTTATTTCGGACGCAAAAAACCAAATTGAAAATAACTACTTATGGACTTTAACGGTATAGTAAAATTTTTAAAATCCCGAGGTGGATACCCTAACCCAAATATGAATTTATATTTGGAGATGTTTGACATGACTCAATCAGAGTTTCTCATGTCCATGCACAAATCTTTAGGTGAAGAAGGTACCAAAACATTATTAACTAAATCAATCAAAAAATTAACTAAAGATGGACCATTTAAAATTGAAATAGACAGTTTAGAGGTTGGGTCATACGTTGAGTTAGATTTTAAAAATTCATCTGTTTATGTTGAAGAAATTAATGATGAAAGATATGCCACAGTATTAATAGAAAATTGGGACATACCAAATTCAAGTATAATTTACTTACATATAAATGACGATGGTGAAGAAGAGATGAAATATTTTGACATTGATGGTTTATTAGATTTTTTATGGGATGAAAACCCGTACGACTACTCCGACGCATTAAATGAATGGGTATCATTTATTGCAAAACAAATTAGTTCATATATGGGAACCCCAATAGGATTGGCTGATAGAGCAAATAGAGCAAAAGAATAAAAAAGGTCAGCCGAAACTGACCTTTTCTTTTGGGACTGACCGAATGACAGTCAATCACTCCACCACCTGACATTATGTCAGGAAATTATTTGGTAACTAAAGCTTCCACCTTAGATTTCATATGTTCTGACAAACTAAGTTCACCAACTGTTGGTGTAACCAAGGAAGTCAAAACAATAGAATCAACCAAATACTTGTAAGGAATGTGAACCAAGAAGTCGGTACCATTGAAGAAATCTAAATCTCCTTTGAGTTCCAAACAACCGTGAACCATCTTCAAAAACAACTTAAACTGAACACCATCAACAAAGGTTTCATTCAAGAGGGTTCCGAACTTCTCGTTCTCAATCCGAATATTGTATGTAAAATTTATTTTCATATCTGTTGTTTAACACTACAAATATAAAAAGAACTTTCCATATAAACAAAAAAACCCGAAGATTTTTTTCTTCGGGTTTTGGCACTTAGGTTGAGAATACACCTTTGATTGAGAATCTTTAGGAACATTATTGTTTCTTTCCGTTTCCACTATCTTTTGAATAGTAATTCTCAGTGACGGTTCCTTAGGGGTACCACTCCTTGAGTTGTAGCTTACTCTCTTTTTACTTATTACTCTCCGAGGTTGCCACCCCAGTGAATCCTTGCGGGATTAGAGAACGTTCTCAAGAATCGTGTGGGTCTTGGAAACCCACAACGGCAATGAACATCTCATTACTATGTAGTCACCTTTCACCTACAACTGACGGACACTTTTCCTTTGTCTTTTAGTATTTGCATACCTATAAAATGCAAAGTTTGTTGTTTGTGGATGGATGAAAGTAGTGGTCCGCCGACCAGCCAAGCCATCTTTTGAACGACTCGATACTATACTACTCTCTGAGATATCCCTACCTCAACACTTCAAGACTACTTCGTGACTTATGTCTTGGTAGACAATGGTCAAGGATGATTTCGGCACCACCCGTTTGTCATCATACCTTTCGGTTTTAAGTATCCTTTGATATTGAATCCCGCAGTTATAAGGTTGGATTACCCTATTTCCCACAACAATTCTACGAGTTATTCTTATTGTTCTTCCGAACTCAACCCAACGACCCACATCGCTGAGTCATATTTCCATTTCATCTACAGTGTCACCCTCGATTACTTAGGACTTATGATATCCCGCTTGCCTACTCGAGTTAATAAAACCGAAGTTTTAAAAACCGCAATCTCTTTTAAACTTGAGAGACCACTTTATCCCACTTTCGTGGTTTATTTATCGACCATAGGCGGCCGATTATCTTTTCTCAGTATTTTCTCAAAATCAACCCAAGGGTCTCATCATCAACATACTGATGGAATAATCAATAATTTAAAGAACGTTTCAGTTTCCTGATTTGTTATACAAAGATACAACAGTTTTTCATTCTGTCAAGCACCTTCGTGTTTTTTTTGTAGCGGGAGAGGGAATCGAACCCCCGACCTCAAGGTTATGAGCCTTGCGAGCTACCGCTGCTACTATCCCGCGATTTATTTTTAAGAACGTTCCCCGAAAAAAAGTCCCACAACTTATTGTATTCTCTCGAACACTCGTTGTAGGACTGTGAATTGAGGATTTAACTCCTCTTCTTCCGAGTGTCTCACAAAGATAAAACAATTTTTTCAAATTGTCAAAAGGGCTAAGTGAAACTTTTTTGTGGGGTGTTTCTACCTTTCGGTGGAGATTATAAATATAGACATACTATTGAAAAGTTCAATCTTTTTCAAAAATATTTTGTAAAATTGTTTTCAAATATACTCCTGTATCCATATTATTGACTTTATCCAAACCAAAATACCCACATTCAGTGTGTTCATGTCCATCTTGAGCGGTTTCAAGGTTAGGGTACATATACTCATGGGTATTCAACAAATAAACATACATCATACCTTTTATACTACCGTCAGTCTTTTTCTTTTTTGGTAGTATACCCACAAAATCTAAATCGTAGTTATCTATGTTAATATCGGTCTCTTCGTAAAACTCTCTGTACGCAGCTTCTTTAGTTGATTCATCTTTTTCAACGTGTCCTGAAGGAATAGACCACATATTAGGGTAAGATGACTTACCGTTTCTTTTACACAATAAGCATTCACCGTTAACTTTAACGACCACACCACTCAACCTTTTATACTTTTCCATATTTATAAATAATCATGAAAGTTAAAATAGGCGATAACACCTTTACTGTAAAGGTTATGGACGATTACCGTAAACGTGCTGAAGGTATGATGAACAAAACTTTTAACGAATATTTTAACGGTATGTTGTTTCTGATGACCGACCACACCAATTGTTTTTGGATGAAAAATTGTATAATACCTTTAGATATTATCTACATTGACAACCAAATCATATCAAAGGTTCACCACAATTGCCCACCATGTGTTGATGAAGACTGTGAGAACTACTGTGGTAGAGGTTATCTTATATTAGAAGTTGAAGGGGGTACTTGTAAGAATCTTGGTATCAAAAAAGGGGACTCTGTTAAGTTTCTTATTAATTAACCTTCCTTTTTACTTTCCTGAATTTTTTCCTTTAAGACTTTAAAGAACTCTTGTCCAATCATCTTGACAAATTTGATGTACGGTGCATCATCTCTTTCAGGGTCATATCTATATGGTCCTGATGGTGGTCTTTTGGCCCTACCCAAATAATTAAGTCCTGAAATGTTGGTAATACATTTGTGTCCACCTGAATTGGCTTGAATCAAATCCCAAGCATTTACACCAATCTTATCCAACAATTCCATTTCAGGTTCACTTAACTCTGAGAATGGTTTGTCAATGATTGTTTTTAAATTATCTAATATTTGTTCTCCATTATCCATCATCATAATATTACCACCATAAATGGCGTCAAAATCTTTGAATGTGAATCCAACCGATTCCGCACCCATACCTGATTCTGCAATATACTTGATTGTTGATAATGGAATTGTTCTATCTTGAAGTTGTGCTTTCCACTTATTCAAAACCTCGTCTTTAACTTCTCCAAGATTTACACCTTTGAGCTCTCTATCTTTTTTAAATGGATTACAAGACGCTTGTACCAAACCTAAAGGCCACATGATAATTAAAAAGTCCGCATCAGGATTGTTTCTAAAAGGCGTATATCTATCGTAAGAACCAGTACCTTTCAAAGTTCCCATACCATACTGAAGAATGATTCCATCTTCAACTTTCACATTTCGGTGATTCGCCATTGAGTCCATATAATCTTTGGCATTTCTTTGGAGTCTTTCAGGAGTCTCACGAGTGTTTTCACTCATCCAAGTTTTAATATTATTAAGGATTGAATAAAGTGACGGCTCAGAGTCCATCACCAAACTCTCTAAGAAACCTTTTTTGTTTTTAAACGCCAAGAGTAATTTGTTAGTTACTAAACCTAATAACATTTTATTTTTTGCCAGACCTTTCTCTTTATCTAATCTAAAAAGAAAATTAACAACTTCTTTTGTTGTTAAATCATGTTTTGCAAAGTCAGCCGAGTCAACTGTAGAAATCAAAAGAATGTCTGAACTTGGGAACAATTCTTTTGGTGAGATAATCTGAGAAATTGTTTCAACATTTGAACGAGCTTGTCTGAATGATTTTGAAGCATCCTTTTCAGCACCAACTTGAGTATCGTGGTGGTCTGTGTGAATGACAAACATCGGTTTACCGTGAGCAAAGTCTACTAACACAGGCATCACATCACCACTAGCATCAGGTTTCTTTACCGCAAACTCTTTCTCACCATATTGGATAACCTCAGAATCCACAACATCAATACCATTGTCTTCAAGGTATTTCTTCATCGCAATTGCTGTGGTAACACCATCTAAATCTTGGTGAAAATATATTTTAGCCTTTGGGTATCTTTTCGCCAAAGCTTTAATATCACGTAAACCTGATTCTTTGATAATCTTTTTCATTAGTCCCAACCAAAGTAATGTACAATTTTATCAAATAAATCGCCATAATCAGAAACACATTGTTTAAATATTAATTTATCCTTATCAGGCATCGCATCCATGGTATCTTCTCCCCAAACACCATCAACAGGATAAACATTAATCATTGATTGGTATTTGGCAACTGCCTGAGCACTTTTTGATTTTGGATAGTTACCGATTGAACCGTCAATTTTTAATGGTTGACCGGCATCATCTTTAACACCTTTTTTATTTAAGAAACATTGGATTGCACTATTGTAGTTGTATCTGTCAATAGTAGTCATACCACTATTCAAATCTTCTTTTAAATACTGTCTTGAAGTCGCACCAATGTGCATTCCAAGAATTCTATTTTTTTCTTCTTCAGTTATTACAAACTTTTTCATATTAATATTTGAGAGTTAATAAATATTTTAATTTGTTAATTGATAACAACATTTCATCTCTAATATTCAATAAATCAGTATCCACTTTTGAATCTAAACCTTCAGTCATAGATAATAAAAATTCACAGATACCATCAATGAAATTTTGCATTGATAGTTTATCAATGTCTTGAAACATGATAGAAAATTCTTCAGGGAATTTTGGTCTTCCGTACTTTCCCATCATACCTTCAACGAAGTCGTCAATTAAATCACCTAATCTATCATATACCTTACCATATGCTTTATGTTTAGCGTCAAACGTAGTTTGCCAATGTAAAAATCTAAATTGATTTTGAACTTGGACTAATTTTAAAATATATTCTTCTTTCATTATACTGGACTCATTAATTTTGTTAATGCTGACGTAATCGGCGACATGGATATTTTTTCACCCACAGCAACTAAACTCTGTGGTGATACTTGAGTTGTTGTAGTTCCACCCAACTCAGTTTTTAAGGCTTCTTGACCCTCAGGAGTTGATTCATACTGTTTCATTGCCGCTAACATCTGTTCCTCACCCATCATACCTGAAAGTTCTTCAGGTCCAACAAAATTTCCAACACCCAATTTATCTAAAAACCCAAGATAGAATTTTGTTTGACCCATTAGTACTCTTGTTCTTAAAGAACTTTTCCCAAACAGGTCAGAAAATCTACCTAAACCAAGACCACCCCCATAAAGGAATCTTTGGAGGATATTTGGTTTACCTAATATTGCTGGGTCCATAAACTTTTCTCTTTTCAAAGCTGTTTCCAAACCTTGAACCAATTTCATTTGTTCTTGTGGTGTTTTATTTACCATTAAACGTCTAACACCCATGGACCTTCTTGACGCACTACTGAATAAGTTTACCCAACTTTGTAGAGTCTTTTTAAACCCTGATAATAATCCTCCCATATTTGGAATTTTATCAATTACTGTGTCAACTCTTGAAGTCCAATTTTGAGCGGTTTTAAATAATATGTTTGCAGGTCCTTCAACTTTTTCTAACATCTTAAGATTCTTGAGAGCCAATTCAGTATTACCAGCATTAATGGCTTTTTCAGCATTTCTAAGGTACTTAGTCCCTTGACTTCCGGCTTTCATGGTTCCTATAGCAGTTTTACCAACCACATCACCAATATATGGTACTGCGGATATTAAAGACAAAAACGCAAATAGGGTGTCACCTTGTTTATAATAAGAAATGGCATTTACAAAGTCAGTAATTCCTGTTGGGTCAACAATACCAACAACATCCAAAACAGTATTCAACCAATAAGCTTCATTAAGGTTTTGTTTCAACCCTTCAAGTTGATTTTCAGTTATCAAAATTTGACTCATGATTTTTTAAATAAAAATATCTACTTATAAATACTATGATACAACTTAATATAAAGGTTGGTGACACAATTTTGATAGGTAGATTCAAAAATAAAAAGGTGATAGTAAAAACTATCACCCTTGACCAACATGGTTTACCATTGGTAAACGGAAAACCAATTTGTAATTTTCGTTACTCAAAAGAGTAGAACAGTTGGATTAAACCACCTCAATTGGTTTTTCAGGAAATTCTATAACCTGTTGTCTTTTTTGTTGAACAAAAAACCCAACCCTTTCATTAGCCACTTTGGAGTAGTTAGAACTGATTTCAATACCAATCCAACGACGGTCTAAAGTCTCGGCAGCAACCATACTTGTACCTGAACCAGCAAACGGGTCAAGGACAATATCATTCTTATATGTGAGAATCTTAATTGCCTTGGTTGGGATATCCATTGAGAAGGTCGCCTTTGTCAATGAACGAGTATCGGCAAAATAATTCCACTGTCCAAATACCAAATCAATAAACTCACGTTTCTGTTGTTCGGTATACATCATCTTGGGTCTCATGTTACCGTCTTTACCTTCAACCTCACCCATCTCACCAACCCATTCAGGTTGTCCTTTAACAATCTTAATATGTTTCTTCTTATACGCCAAGATAACACATTCCTTTGGATTGTAGATGTAAGGTGCCGAGGGACTCATCCATGACCCCCAAGCTGTGGTACGACTTCTGTGTGGTGATTCTTCTTCAAGGTCCACAACTCCGAAGAACTTGTAACCAATCTGTTTCATAATTTGCCATACCTCACTCAACATGAAGATTCTTCCACCCTTGGCTTGTCGGTTAATCTCATACGGGATATTCAAAGCAATCCTGCCGTCATCTTTCAACACACGGTATGCTTGTTCCATCCAGGAATATGTAAATTTAACATATTCCTCCCAAACCATATCATCATCGTGAACATCATATTCAATCCCGACACCATATGGTGGTGATGTCACAATCAAATCTACAGACCCTTCTTCCATGGTCTTCATCACTTCAATACAATCTCCGTTTACTATTTTTCCTAAATAATTTTCTGTCATTTTAATATATTGTTACTTTGTGGTCTCTTACAATAATAGGATTTTCTGTTTCAAATTCCAACCATGCTTGACCACCGTCTAAGAATGTTTTTGTTTTAACCGATACCTGAAATTCAAGACACCTGATTGTAAGTTTTTTATCCTCGGATTGTATTACCCAACCGACTTCCATGGAACCTGTCGCAGCCAATCTGTACTTCATCACTCAATAACCAAACAACAATCTTCAATGGTAATTTTTTTAGCATTACAAGTAATATGACCTGTTTCTCTACCATCATCTCTATACCCGCTAGAAGAGTTTATCTGACACAGAAATTCTATTGAATCAACTTTTAAAAGTTGTTTATCAATAAACACTTTCCATGGTCTGTCTCCGTTTTTGTGGTTTGAATTATATCGTACCTCAACCAACATTTTCTAAATTATCAATCTTCCTTTGAAGATACCAAAGAGCTTTTTTTAAGTCTTGTAATTCTTTATCACTACCTTTCTTACCAGCCCTTGAGATATACTTCACCGTATTCCCAAGATGGAAGTCAAGTTCCCAAGCCTCAATTACTTTGATGGCCTCATACATATTATCCTCACCCCCATAATGAACCGGGTGGTTTACCATTTCATTTAATGACATATTATCTTAAAGTAATGTAATAATTTTTTAGTTTAATTGATTTTTTGTATCCGTTCCTAACAGAAAACAAAGGGTTTTTAGTCCAACATATTTTGTATGAAAAGATTCCTATCCACCCATTTTCTTCTGACCTAACCAAAGAAAAGATATATTTCTTTCCCCAAGTCAAATGAATCTCATTGATAAATTTATTCTTGAGTCGATATAGTTTTAATGACATAATATTTTGAAGCTAATGGAGTTTCAATTATTAGACCCTGTGATACAAGGTCTTCCAAATACTTTTCTGTAGTCTCCAAGTCCTCCTTCAAAATATATCGTGAGATGTACGATATGTGAAGGGGTCTCCGTAGTTTTAAAAGGAGACTATTTAGTTTTTTTTCGTCCATAAGATTTCTTCTCTACTTCTTTTGATTTCTTTTTCTTTGGCTCCTCCATCACAACCTCTTTCTCACCTGTTGAACCTTTAAACTCAGACTTGGAGATGTAATTCCAATATCCTGTTGATACTCTACGCTCAGCGTCTTTGTCTACAACACGCAGCATGTGACCCTCTTTGTAAGGTCCTGTTGATTTTATCGCTTTAATACATTTCATAAAAATAAATTTTGGTTTTGTTTTTTAAGTGTGGAAAAGATTTGAGATTCATCGTGACCCTGTTGAAATAAATTAAAAACATCAGATGATATGGTATCCATAAAAATAAAAGCATCCACCCTCGGAGAGAACAGAGTCTTTAAATCGGAATTTTCCAAATGAACTTTTACCGTCTTTTGGTCTACGAATCGTTTTGTGAATCCCATGAGACAATATTAGGAAATAATTTTTAGACTGTCAAACGATTCCCAATCTTCTTTTGGAACACTTTGAAGGATATATGCCAATAGTTTTCTCTTTAACATCGGAACCAAAGTCTGTTCAAATGGGAAGTTTTCATTGGTCTCTACCTCAAATATCGGTAACTTGGTGAAATCTACCAAGTCCTTCCACGATGTCGCATCTTTTACTAACGTGGTAACTCGTTGACCTTGGGGGTCACCACTCCATACCATATCAAAATAAATCTTGGCGTCTGATTTGGTTCTCTTCATCTTTCTAATTGAATACTCCCACAAAAATACTTGTTTCTTACTTTTGTTGGGGTAATAGATGTATCCGTGACCAAACCCCATATTGTCTTTGTTTTTCTTTAGATTGATTGCTGTTGATTCATATACTATGGACCAAATGGACTTTCCAATATTAAAAGTGTCCATCAATCTGTTACCAGAAAAAACCAATGTCTTTTCTAACTCACTGAAATCACTGTCTTGTAGTTCGGGTAACTTAAGTGGTTGAAGTTCTTTCAAGAGAATCTCATCATCACAAGATTCAAATTTCTTTTTTGTTTGTAGTAACCTTTTTTCTTTAACTAAAGATTGAACATTCGCTAAGTGAAGTGCCAACTCAACAAAATCAGGATAAATTTTAAACTCGTCAAAATTTTCCTCACATTTTTGAATGTAATTAAGTAAGGTATATTTGTTATACTCAAAATCTATTGGTTGCGAGAGCATCCAATCAGGATTTAATTTAAATGATTTTTTCTTCCTCGCCATTTACATAAGAATAAAACACCATTTTATTTATTCAACTCTTATGATAAAATAAAGAACACCCTCTACTTTTTGTTCATCAACTTTGCCATCATAATGAGACATTATCTCATAACCATCACTATCAATCCACCCTTCAATTAACTCATCTTCATTAATAAAGTTTGAAAGTTCTAAATCCCATTCCCTAATAAAACTTAAACTATCGTCCATAACATCATTTACCCTCTCCTCAATTATTTGGTTAATTAAATCATCAGGAAAATCACCTTCAGGACTTTCTTCTATTTCTTCTATCTTTTGCTCAAACTCATAGATGGCATTATCTTCCAATTGGGATATTTTATTTTCAAATACCCCACGTAATTCTCTTGGCGACTTTTCCATTAATTGTTGCAAATTAACAATCTCACCCTTAACTTTTTCAATCTGATAATTTAAATACTTTATTTCATTATCTTGAACATATGAAGTTTCTCTCTGTGACTCGTCCAACCAACTTTCAGGGTCTTGGTAAATCAAATCATTGTACATGTCCTCAGCATATCTTTGAACACTATCATCATCAATATAATTTTCAAGAAAACTTTTTGAGAAAAAATTTATACCCTCACTTTCAATAATTTGTTTGGCGTATTCCTCAGCAGACCACTTTAATTCTCTTTCATTACCTATTGCATATTGGCTATTGTCCCATGAAGTTTCAAAAATTTCCATATTACTATAGAATTCTTCATTTTTTGGGGTAATATCGTACACATCGTAATAATCATCAAACTCAGATAACTCTTCATCAATTTGTTCTAACTGTTGTTGTAAACTAGTCTTTAACCCTTGAGTGTCATTCTGTATTTCATCCTCAATTTGACTTTTTCTTAACTCAAGTTGTTTTTTTCTTTCTTTACCTTCTTCATCCAATGCATTTATCTCATTACTATACACCAAATGGTCAAATAAAGCATGTGCCATTAATCCTTCTTTGGGACAATCAGGTCCTAATTTCCACAGGTCCTTCTCTCTTCTTAATTCTGCACTGATATTATTTACTTCTGAACTCATTACAATTGATAAATATTAGGATATGTTTATATTTATAATCAATAAACCTTTAATTTAAATAAAGTCATGGGATGCGGTTGTAAAAACAAAAACAACACTAACACAAATCAGATTCAAGCGCCAGTGGTTAAACCCCAGGCTCAACCTGTTAATGAAAACATCAAAGATGCCATTAAAAGAACAGTAGAAAAGTATTACGTAAAGAAATAAACTAATCTGAGATGTTTTTTAGTGAAGGGTGGAGAAATCTACCCTTTTTTTGTATTTATAAAAATATGGCACTTATTGATTTAGCAATTAAAGATTTCAACGAGGGTGATTACGACCTAATTGAAACAGCATTTAATGGCGATATATTCTCATTCTTTAATTATGCTGATAAAAGAGGTAAATTTGATGAAATTATTGCCGATGATTATAATCACAACGATTATGAAAACGATTACACTCTGTGGGTTTCTAATAACAAACCAGAAATTTTCCGTAAACTTATTGAAGACAAATTATCCGATGTGAAATACATTGATGGTAAATGGTATTTTATAACATCTGATAGGGGAGATTTATCCAAACTTTATTGTGACAGTAGAGATATTAGTCGTGAAACAATAGAATCTATATTGTCAGGAGAATATGATAGTTCTGATTATTGGGATTCAGGAATAGATGTCTATGACAACGTAATTGATGATTTAAATGACCAAAACAAACAAACTTTAATTGAAAAATTATTAGAGGAATTGAAAGATGAAAGAATTACACCGTCAACAGATTTATTAGAAGAAATTGCATCGTCACAAGGTCATGATGAATATGTATCTTTAGATACTGAAACATTAAATAGAATAATAGATGATAAAGATTCTATAAAAGAAATCCTACCCGATGATTTAGACAGTGAGTTAATAAGTTTATATTGGAGTGCATATAATGCCGCATATGAAGATGAACTCTACAAATCTATTTGGGGTGAACTTGATTCTATATTTGAAGGTAATGGTGAATGGACTCAAACACCATCCCCTTTTGATAAAAATAAATTTATCCAAGCATTTAAAATACCTTTTATTAATTTGGAATCAATTGTAAAAGATTATCTTGAGGATAATCTTAGATATAGAGATAGAACCTTGGAGTATTGGGGTAACATCATTGATATAATAGATGATACTCATGAGTGTTTAAGAGTTAGAGTCCCTGAATATGCAGATTGGACTGATACTAAAGAAAATATTAATTCTCTTTACAACGATTACATTTCTTAAAGTAATCTTTTTTCTTTCGCCTTTACTACAAGTTTTTGAGCTCTGTCTTCAATTGAGTTAATAATAACTTCTTGCTCTTTTAAAGCTTCAATACACACGGCAATCATCTCTTTGTATTTCATGGTGTAGTGTTTTTCTTCACTACCAGATACAAGTTCAGGGAAATATGGTAAAACTTCTTGAGCAATAAAACCAATGTTTTTATGTCCAAGTTTTTCTTTATCATCCCAATTATAATAGAATTCAACACCACGAATTTTAATTAAATTTTCAAGTGCAGATTCAATAGGTTCAATGTTTGTCTTTAATCTAATGTCGGATGGTCCTGTAGGTCCTGTAGCACCTTGTGCACCCGTATTACCCGTGGCTCCTTGTGCTCCTGTAGCACCTTGAGCACCAAAAGTAGAACCTGCCTTTCCTTGAGCACCTGTAGGTCCTTGAGCACCACCTGCACCAGGTCCTTGAGCACCTGTTGCACCTTGGGAACCTGTAGGTGCGGTACCTGGAAAACCTTGAGCACCTTGAGCACCCGCACCTTCAGAAGGAAAACCTTGAGCACCTTGTGTACCAACCGCACCTTGAGCACCTTGTCCTCCTTGTGGTCCTTGAGCACCTTGTGGTCCTTGAGTTCCTTGTCCACCCGCAGCACCTGTTGAGCCACCTCCACCCTGAGAACCTTGTCCTCCTTGAGTACCCTGAGCACCTTGTCCTCCCTGAGCTCCTTGTGAACCTTGTCCTCCTTGAGTACCTTGAGCACCTTGACCTCCTTGAGAACCTTGTGAACCTTGAGCACCTGTAGAGCCACCTCCACCTTGCGAACCTTGTCCTCCCTGAGCTCCTTGTGAACCTGTAGCACCTCCACCACCAGCACCACCTTGCGAACCTTGTCCTCCTTGAGCTCCTTGTGAACCTGTTGCACCTCCACCGCCAGTTCCTCCTTGAGCACCTTGTCCTCCTGTTGGTCCTGTGGCACCTTTACCTCCTTGTGAACCTTGTCCTCCTTGTGAACCTTGTCCTCCTGTTGGTCCTGTGTCACCTTTACCTCCTTGTGAACCTTGTCCTCCTTGTGAACCTTGTCCTCCTGTAGACCCCTGAGCACCTTGAGCACCTTGTCCTCCTTGTGAACCTTGAGCACCTTTACCACCTTGAGAACCTTGAGAACCTGTAGCACCTCCACCACCAGTCCCACCTTGAGAACCTTGACCTCCTTGTGAACCTTGTGAACCTTGAGCACCTGTGGAACCACCTCCACCTTGAGAACCTTGACCTCCTTGTGAACCTTGAGCACCACCTCCACCTTGAGAACCTTGACCTCCTTGAGTTCCTTGTCCTCCTTGAGAACCTTGTCCTCCTTGTCCTCCTTGAGTACCTTGTGAACCTTGAGCACCCTGACTACCAACACCACCTATCGAACCTTGAGCTCCCTGACCACCTTGAGTACCTTGGAAACCTTGTCCTCCTTGAGCCCCTTGATTACCTGTTGCTCCTTGTGAACCGGTCGCTCCTTGGAAACCTTGTCCACCCTGAGCTCCTTGGGAACCAACCGCACCTTGAGAACCTTGTCCTCCTTGAGAACCTTGTCCTCCTTGTGAACCGACCGCTCCTTGCGAACCTTGCCCTCCTTGAACACCCTGAGCACCTTGTCCTCCTTGAGAACCTGTAGCACCTTGAGAACCCTGTCCTCCTTGAGTACCCTGAGCACCTTGTCCTCCTTGAGAACCTTGTGAACCAACCGCACCTTGTGAACCTTGAGCTCCCTGTACTCCTTGACCTCCTTGAGCACCTTGACCTCCTTGAGCACCTTGACCTCCTTGAGAACCTTGAACTCCTTGACCCCCTTGAGCTCCTTGTGAACCTATATTACCTTGAGTTCCTTGAGTTCCTTGAGCTCCTTGTCCTCCTTGAGAACCTACAGGACCTTGAGCACCTTGTCCTCCCTGAGTTCCCTGAACACCTTGACCTCCTTGAGAACCTTGTGAACCTATATTACCTTGAGCACCCTGTCCTCCTTGAGCACCCTGTCCTCCTTGAGAACCTTGTCCTCCTTGTCCTCCTTGAGTACCTTGTGAACCTTGAGCCCCTTGACCTCCTTGAGCCCCAAGTGAACCAAGACTACCTTGTGAACCTTGACCTCCTTGAGTACCCTGTCCTCCTTGAGCGCCAACAGCTCCTTGTGAACCTTGACCTCCTTGAGTACCTTGAGCACCTTGTCCTCCTTGAGCACCTTGAGCTCCAATAGAACCTTGAGCTCCAATAGCACCTTGCGAACCTTGTCCCCCTTGAGCACCTTGATTACCTGTTGCTCCTTGTGAACCAACCGCACCTTGAGCACCTTGTCCCCCTTGAGCACCTTGATTACCTGTTGCTCCTTGTGAACCAACCGCACCTTGTGAACCTTGTCCTCCCTGAGTACCTTGTGAACCTGTATTACCTTGAGCTCCAATAGGACCTTGAACACCCTGAGCGCCTTTAGCTCCTACATTACCTTGACTTCCTTGGCTTCCTTGACCTCCTTGAGCACCTTGACCTCCTTGAGCACCTTGCGAACCTACAGGACCTAAAAATCCTTGAGAACCTTGAGCGCCATCCGCACCTACCGAACCTTGAGCACCTATACTACCTTGAGAACCTTGAGCACCCTGAGCTCCTTGTCCTCCTTGAGAACCTTGTGAACCTATATTACCCTGAGAACCTTGAGCACCCTGAGCTCCTTGTCCCCCTTGTGAACCCTGTCCTCCCTGAGTACCTTGTGCTCCTTGAGTACCTTGTGAACCCTGTCCTCCCTGAGTACCTTGTGAACCTACACTACCAACAGCACCTTGTGAACCTTGTCCCCCTTGAGAACCCTGTCCTCCTTGAGTACCTTGTGAACCTTGAGGTCCTTTTCCACCTTGAGCACCTTGTCCTCCTTGAGAACCAACATTACCTGTTGCACCTTGTGAACCAACATTACCTTGAGCACCTTTACCACCTTGAGAACCCTGAGCTCCCGCAGCACCTTGAGAACCCTGAGCTCCCGCAGCACCCTGAGCTCCTGTTGGTCCGGTATTTGCTGTACCCGTCCAAAGAGCATTATTAACTACCGTACCTGCAGTTGTTGCAATAGTACTAAAAACATAAAGATTGTTAAAAAACAACCTAAATTTAGGTGAGGTATTAATAACTTTAAAATAAACAGTAGTACTGACTTTCCAATCAAGTACAGCACTGGAGTAAACCCAAGTTGCCTTAGTATTATTTGTATCATACAACTCAACAGTTGCACTACCTGGTAATATAATGATATCCTTAGCCACCTATTTTTGTACTTAAATCTTTAAGAAAATTATTCAACACTTCAACTCTTTTTTGGTTTTCAATTAATGCTGATACACCAACCGAAACCAATAGTTCATATTGTAAATTCTTATAACCATATTTATCTGTCCAAACTAAATCTGGATATTTTTCTTCAATTTCTTGAGCAATAAATCCAAGATTCGTACCTGTAATTAGATATCTGTACTCTGGTAAATAATCTGATAATTGAGGAATGTCCTCAACCCAATCAAATTTAACACCTCTCATGCTAACAATGTTTTGTCTAACGTTTGTGAGAGGTTTAATATTTGTTTTATATCTGGCATCTGACGGTGGTCCTTGAGCACCTGTGGCACCTTGAGCACCTTGTGGTCCTTTACCACCTTGAGCACCTGTACCTCCACTCGGTCCTTTTGCACCTTGAGAACCCTCAGCACCTTGAGCTCCGTTACCACTCGGTCCTTTTGTACCTTGAGCACCTTGTGAACCTTGTCCTCCTCCAGGTCCTTTTGGTCCTTGAGCACCTTGTGGGCCTGGCGTTGGTGGACCAATTGACCCTGCAGCACCTATAGTTCCTTGAGCTCCTGTATTTCCCGTGGAACCTGTATTTCCCGCAGCACCTTGAGCACCCTGAGTAGAACTCGCGCTACCTTGAGCACCTTGGGCTCCTTGAGCTCCTGTATTAGCACCCTGAGCACCTTGTGCTCCTTGAGTTGTACTATTAGCTCCCTGAGCACCTGTATTACCTTGAGCACCTGTTGCACCTTGAGTAGAACCTTGAGCTCCTTGAGCTCCTGTGGAACCTCCACCACCTTGTGAACCCTGAGCACCTGTAACACTACTTTGAGCTCCTTGAGCACCTTGTCCTCCTTGAGAACCTTGACCTCCTTGTGCACCTTGTACAGAACTTTGAGCTCCTTGAGCACCTTGTCCTCCTTGAGAACCTTGACCTCCTTGTGCACCTGTACTAGCCCCTTGAGCTCCTTGTGAACCCTGAGCACCTTGGGCACCTGTAGCACCTTGAGCTCCTGTACTAGCCCCTTGAGCACCTTGAGCTCCCTGAGCACCTTGGGCACCTGTAGCACCTTGAGCTCCTGTACTAGCCCCTTGAGCTCCTTGTGAACCCTGAGCACCTTGTTTACCCGTAGCTCCTTGGTCACCTTGAACCGAACTTTGAGCACCCTGAGCACCTTGTCCACCTTGAGCACCTTGACCACCTTGAGCACCTGTATTAGCACCTTGAGCTCCTTGTGCACCTGTTGAACCTCCACCACCTTGGGAACCCTGAGCACCTGTCACACTACTTTGAGCACCAGTACTTCCTTGTGAACCCTGAGCACCTGTACTTCCTTGAGCACCTGTAGGTCCTCCTTGAGCACCTTGTGCTCCTTGAGAACCTTGTTTACCAACAGCACCTTGAGCACCTGTAACTCCTCCTTGAGGACCTTGAGTACCTTGAGCACCTGTATTACCTGTAGCTCCTTGAGCGCCCGTATTACCTCCTTGAGCACCTGTACTACCTTGAGTACCTTGGGCTCCTTGAGCACCTTGGGCTCCTGTGTTAGCTCCTTGTGCCCCTTGTGCTCCTTGAGCTCCTTGAGCTCCTGTACTACCTTGAGCTCCTGTAACACCACCTTGAGCTCCTTGAGCACCTTGAGCTCCCGTATTACCTGTGGCACCTTGAGCTCCCGTGGTTCCACCTTGAGCTCCTTGAGCACCTTGAGCTCCCGTATTACCTGTGGCACCTTGAGCTCCCGTGGTTCCACCTTGAGCTCCTTGAGCTCCTTGTCCTCCTTGAGCACCTGTAACTCCCGTAGCACCCGCAGTACCTCCTTGAGCACCTATATTACCTTGGGCACCTGTATTACCTGTCGCACCTTGGGCACCCTGTACAGAACTTTGTGCACCTTGAGCTCCTTGAGCTCCTTGTGAACCTGTATTACCTTGAGCACCTTGAGAAGCTCCTTGAGCTCCTTGAGCTCCTTGAGCACCTGTATTACCTGTAGCACCTTGAGCACCTTGGACGGAACTTTGAGCTCCTTGAGCTCCTTGAGCTCCTTGAGCACCCGTACTACCTTGAGCACCTGTAACACCACCTTGAGCTCCTTGAGCACCTTGGGCACCTTGTTTACCTATAGCTCCTTGAGCACCTGTACTAGCACCTTGAGCTCCTTGGAATCCTTGAGCACCTTGAGCACCCGTACTACCTTGAGCACCTGTAACACCACCTTGAGCTCCTTGAGCACCTTGAGCACCCGTGTTTCCTGTAGCACCTTGAGCACCTGTGACACTACTTTGAGCACCCACAGAACCTTGAGCACCTTGGGCTCCTTGAGCCCCTTGAGCTCCTGTGTTAGCTCCCTGAGCACCTTGAGCTCCTTTAGGTCCTTGAGCACCTTGAGCACCTTGAGCACCTGTATTAGCACCCTGAGCACCTTGGGAACCTGTTGGTCCTTGAGCTCCCTGAGCTCCTTGAGCTCCCGTACTAGCACCTTGAGCTCCTTGAGCTCCTTGTCCACCTTGTGAACCTTGCCCACCTTGAGCACCAGGAGTATCATCCGTACTACCCTGAGTACCTTGGGCTCCTTGTGCACCTGTACTACCTTGAGCTCCTGTACTCGCACCTTGAGCTCCCTGAGCACCTGTTGGTCCTTGAGAACCTTGTGCACCTGTTGGTCCGATTACAATACTCGCAGTTCCTTGACTACCTTGGGCACCTTGGGCACCTGTATTACCTTGAGCACCCGTGCTAGCACCTTGAGCACCTTGGGCACCCTGAGCACCTTGGGCACCTGTATTACCTTGAGCACCTTGTGTGGAACTGTTAGCACCTTGAGTTCCTTGAGCACCTTGGGCACCCGTTTTTCCTTGAGCACCTTGGACTGAACTTTGAGCACCTTGAGTACCTTGTGCACCTTGAGCTCCCTGAGCACCTGTATTACCTTGAGCTCCCGTACTAGCGCCCTGTGCACCTTGAGCACCTTGTGTACCCTGAGCTCCTTGAGCACCTGTGTTAGCCCCTTGGGCTCCCTGTCCACCTTGTGTACCTTGAGCACCTTGTCCTCCCTGAGAACCTTGAGCCCCTTGTGCTCCTTGGGGTCCTTGTGTACCTTGAGCTCCTGTTGGTCCTTGTGTACCTTGAGCTCCTTGAGCTCCTTTAATATTGGCTTGTGAACCTATCCATTCTCCAAGGTAGTTAATAATCTGAACATATGTAGAACTACCATCCCACGCGTAAATACCTTCACCACTACTTAGGTCATTAACAGAAAAACCTTTAGAAGTGACTGCTTGAGTACCAATACTACCTACAGAAGAATCTGTGGATGATGAAAATGTTAAATCACCATTAGCATTAACTTTTTGAACCAACTGATTACCAGTGGCATCCTCATAAATAATAAAAGGTACACCACCTGAAAAGGTGTTACCTGAAGGGTATATTATAATATCATTAGCCATTAGTAATTCTCAATATATTCCTCTAACATAGTTAATCTTTCATCAACAGATGCAATGTTATTTTGATGTTCTTTAATACCTTCCACTAAATATGCATTAAGTTGCGGATAAAGGATATAGTAATATCCATTTTCTCTCATTCTTACCACTTCAGGGATGTGTTCTCTAACTTGTTGAGCAACAAATCCTAAAGAGTGTGTTTTGTTATTTTGAAGGTAATAATCATATTCAGGAGTATTTTCTGTCCAATCAAACTCAACAGGTTGTAACATCATCAATTTTGTTAATGAGCCCTCTAAAGTTATAACTTCATTTTTAAGTCTTAAATCTGAGAAACAACATACCAACGTACAAGTTACATCTACAGTGGCTTGATACTCCGCTATTACCAAATTAATAAGACTATCACAACCAGAACAGTCATCTATATCATAAACTTTATCATTTGAGGTACAGTTAGGCATCATCACATTCGAGTAAACATTTGGCATTCCCATCGGCGCTAGAAAATCACAATCTGGAAATAATCCAACAAAACCAACATCATAACACGCAGGTGCTGCTGGAGGCCCTGTCGCTCCTTGAGCACCTTGAGCTCCTTGAGGACCTTGTGTACCTGTTGCACCTTGGGCTCCTTGAAGACCTTGACCTCCTGTTTGTCCTTGAGCCCCTTGTGCACCAGGTGAACCAGGAATACCCGTACCACCTTGAGCCCCTTGAGCTCCTGTATTACCAACACTACCATTCACACCTTGAGCCCCTTGAGAACCTTGCGACGGCAATCCGTCAGGACCTTGAGCGCCTTGTCCTCCGGTAGCACCTTGAGCACCAGGACTAATTCCTGTACCTCCTTGAGAACCTTGTCCTCCTGTTGGTCCAAAACCTCCTTGAGCACCTTGAGCACCTGTACTACCTTGAGGTCCAAGATTACCAGTATTACCTGTAGGTCCTTTACCACCTTGAGCACCTTGTGAACCTGTGTCACCTCCACCACCTGTGGGACCAACCGCACCTACAGAACCTACACCACCTTGAGAACCCTGAGCACCCGTGGAACCTTGAGGTCCTATATTACCCGTAGCACCTGCATTACCTTGTGCTCCGGTATTACCTGTATTACCTTGAGGTCCTATATTACCCGTAGCACCTTGAGGTCCTTGTGCCCCGGTATTACCTGTATTACCTTGAGCTCCTGAATGACCTGTAGCGCCCTGAGCTCCTGTGGAACCTCCTCCACCAATAGCACCTTGTGCACCTGAATGACCTGTAGCACCCTGAGCTCCTGTGGAACCTCCTCCACCAATAGCACCTTGTGCACCGGTGTGTCCTTGAGCACCTGTGTTACCTTGTGAACCTACAGGTCCTGTAGCACCTGTCGGACCTATATTACCTTGAGCTCCCGTATTACCTTGAGCTCCCGTATTTCCTGTGGCACCTTGAGCACCTGTATGTCCTGTTGCACCGGCACCACCTTGAGAACCTTGAGCTCCTGTAGAACCCTGTGGTCCTATGGCACCTGTATTACCTTGAGCACCCGTGGAACCTTGAAGTCCTGTTGCACCTTGTGGTCCTACCGCTCCTTGAGCTCCTTCATTACCAAATACACCTGTAGGTCCTGTAGCACCTTGTGGTCCTATTGGTCCTTGAGCACCTGTTGAACCTTGAGAACCTTGTGGTCCCGTGGCTCCTTGAGGTCCAATAGACCCCGTACCACCCTGAGCACCTTGTGCACCTGTGTTTCCTGTTGCACCTTGAGCACCCGTGTTTCCTGTTGCACCCGTGTTTCCTGTTGCACCTTGTGGTCCCGTAGCACCTTGTGGTCCAATATTACCTTGAGCACCTGTTGAACCTTGAGAACCTGTTGGTCCTGTTGCACCTTGTGGTCCAATATTACCTTGAGCACCCGTTGAACCTTGAGAACCTTGTGGTCCGATGGCACCTTGTGGTCCGATATTACCTTGAGCACCCGTTGGTCCTTGAGCTCCTTGTGGACCTTTAGGTCCTTGTGGGCCAATTGACCCTTGGCTTCCTGTATTACCTTGAGAACCTGTTGGCCCTATATTTCCTGTCGGTCCAAGGTTACCTTGAGCACCGGTATTACCTTGAGCACCTTGTGGTCCTATATTACCTTGTGCACCTGTATTACCTTGAGCACCCGTTGAACCTTGAGAACCTGTTGGCCCTATATTCCCTGTGGGTCCAAGATTACCTTGAGCACCTATATTACCTTGAGCACCAACGTTACCTACATTACCTTGAAGTCCCACCGCTCCTTGAGCACCTTCATTACCAAATACACCGGTGTTACCAGTCGCTCCTTGAGCTCCTGTATTACCTTGAGCCCCTTGTGGTCCTTGAGCACCTTGTGGCCCCGTATTTCCTTGTGGTCCTAAAGCACCTTGAGCACCTGTATTACCTTGTGAACCCGTTGGTCCTGTAGCACCTGTTGGTCCTACAGCACCTTGTGCACCTATATTACCTTGTGCACCCGTATTACCCGTGGCTCCTTGTGCTCCTGTATGTCCCGTGTTACCTTGAGCCCCTTGTGCACCAGTATTACCCGTAGCTCCCTGAGCACCTGTATGTCCTGTATTACCTTGAGCCCCTTGAGCACCGGTATTACCCGTGGCTCCTTGAGCACCTGTATTACCCTGAGCACCTGTATTACCCTGAGCACCTGTATTACCCTGAGCACCTGGAGGACCAATAGGTCCTTGTGCACCTGTATTACCTTGTGCACCCGTATTACCCGTAGAACCTTGAGCTCCTGTATTGCCCGTAGAACCTTGTTTACCTTGAGCCCCTTGGTCTCCTTGAGCACCTTGGTTACCAATTTTACCTTGAGCACCTATAGCTCCTTGAGCACCTGTATTACCTGCAGCTCCTTGAGCACCTGTGTTACCTTGAGCACCTATGTTACCCTGTGCACCCGTTGGTCCTTGAGCTCCTGTAAGTCCTTGAGCTCCTTGAGCCCCGATATTACCCTGTGCACCCGTTGGTCCTACCGCACCTGTTGGCCCAATATTACCTGTTGCACCCTGTGCTCCGGTATTACCTTGAGCACCTGTATTTCCTACGGCTCCTTGAGCACCTGTATTACCAATGTTACCTTGAGCACCTGTATTACCCGTAGCTCCTTGAGCACCTGTGTGTCCTGTATTGCCTTGAGCACCTTGAGCACCAACGTTTCCTTGAGCACCTGTATTACCCACATTACCCTGAGCACCAATATTACCTGTATTACCCTGAGCACCAGTATTACCCGTAGCGCCTTGAGCTCCAACAATATTTGTAGTTGGACCTACCCATCCTTTAGTACCATTTAAAACTTGAACACCATTAACAGATAAATTATCCGTAACGTTAAGATTTCTAATAGTAAATTCGGTATCAGATAATTTGAATATTGTGTTAACTCCGACAATCCATTGGAAACTTGTTGTTGAACCACCTGTGGCAACCACACGACCTGTCATTGATGCTGTTCCACCATCAAAATAAAAATAAGGAACTGTTATACTTGAACCATCCCCCTCGGGATAAATAGTAATATTTTTAGGCATATTTGGATTTTATACTCTCTATAAATACAAGGAGTTTTAAAACAAATCAAGAAAAAACCATTAAAATAAAAAAGGATGGTCACCCATCCTTCAATTATTTTATTAAATGTTTTTTTACTATGTCTAATGCCTCGGTGAGCTCATTATAATCTCTTTCGGGAGCATATAAAAATGATTTACGTTTTTCACCACCATCTTTAATAATCATAAGTGCGGGTATGTAATCATTTTCAGTCGCTTCAACAAACAAATTATATTCATCAGAGTATTTGTCAATGTCTCGGTCAATGAATCTAATTTTGTTTTCTTTGAGCATGTCCTTAAACTCCGTGCAGAAAGGACATCCCTTCATAGTATAAACAACAACCGTGGTCATTAATACTGTTCCATAAGTTCCATTATCTGTTGTTGTGTCAAAACTCCTGAATTGGTTTTAACTACTTCACCATCTTTGAAAATTTTTACTGTAGGTACAGAACGGATTCCCATCTCTGATGTTAGTTCACGGTCTGAATCCACATCATATTTGAACATCTCCATTGGGAGTTCTTGACCACTGTCTGCAAGTTTTTGCATATTTCCCATTAATACTTTACACGGCCCACACCAAGTGGCATACATGTCCAAAAAGAAAGTCTCTTTGTTTGAAATCTTTTCTCTAATCTCTTCTGCTGTAAGTTGTTTCATAATTTTAAATATTTGTATTTTTTTTAGTTGTTAGACTTTTAATAAAGAAGTTTACGTCTGTTGTTTGTTCAGGATAAAAATAAATATCCATAGTATATGTTGGACCCCCACCTCTTTCGTAATGTAATATAAATCCGTTGATGGTCTTGTAAACAATCTCACGATATTCCTCTGAAGTGTGAACCTTATCAAAATAAAGACAGGTAATTTTACCACTGTCTGTATTTGGTAAACCACAATCTATACTTCTTATTACCGAAAATATTTTACCGGTAGACTCTTCAATTTTTCGTACAACGAAATGGTGTTTTGGAAACATAGTTTTAAAGTTAAATTAAAAAATCAAAAAATGAAGATGAATTTCTATCCATTTCAAAACCATTATCATCTACCCACTTAAACCCAAAACCATTCTCATTTGGTTTTAATTTATACTGATATGTTTTTGATTTGGTTTCTTTTTTCAAACCCATAATAAAAACAAATTTACGGAGGTTTTTGTTTACCATGTCATCCACAAAGTTTAAGGCTTCGTTCCAACACTCATCCAAGTTCTTATTGTATTTTGCCAAGTATTGAACTCTTTTCATAAGATATTTTCCATGAGTTATTGAAACTTCGTATTCTACCGTAGCCCTTTCATCACCTTTTCTTAATGATAATACAAAAGAAGATGTTTTATCAACATACCCTCTGACGCAGTTATATTGATGAGAACTCTCCTCATTGAAATCGTCAGTAGTTAATAATACTTTAGGGTGATACTTCTCACCGTTAATTTCAAACGATTTGAATTCATTTAAAAATCCATCAGAATAGATTCGTGTGAATTTACCAATAACATAAGATTGTTTCAGTTCAGACAAAAATTGATGTTCTTGTGAAAAGTCAACAATGTTTTTACTTTCCCATTTTACATCTTCACCAACTTCTTTGAGGTAGTTCAATAATTTGATATGGTCAACAAAGGTACTGAAAGATGTCTTACTCCATATAAATTTTTTAAACATATCAAAACACCTTTTCTTTTCACCAATTGACCAGTTAGAAATACTGATATTTGTTTCACTACTGCTAATCTGGTGTTGATTATTAAATAATTCCGTTAATAATTCATCGTCCTGATGAATCCATTCGGTACCAAATAAATTTATAGCAATTCTATACCAACCCAAATTTACAAATGATATTTTATGTAGAACTTTTTTAACTTTATCACCTTTAAGATTATTACGGAGCATAAAGGCATCCACATACTTCATCTTTGTTTTCTTAAACTCCTTCATCGTTGGTAGGAAATCAAGTTTTCCGTGACCCGAGGTAAACAAATTTACATTGTTAGGGTATTTTATACCCTTTTTTGTCAGATAAAAAATATACAACAAATGAATGGGACTGGATGGTAAGAAAGTTCTACTTTCCATATGGGTAATCATTTCATACTTGAATATGTTTAACAAGTAATCAATATATTCATTTCTTT